ATCTATCAATATACCATATGAGTATACAGTTATACATATAACACACAGATAATATAACGTGACCTAAGCATGTCGTCGAATAATAAAACTGCTTTTAATTTTAACCTCTAGCATAGAAAGGTACTATTCATGCAGATTATTTCAGAAGCACGTAATTATCGTATTGATAATGTCGAAATCAATTGGGCTAAATTAGCAAAGCCTGTAAATCCATTTGGCACAGAGCAGTGGGAGCTACAAATAGCTACTACAGATAAAGCTGTTGCAGACGAGTGGTCTAATAATTATCTTAATGTCAAGCAAGACAAATCAGATTCTTCTAAGTTCACAGTCTCGCTTAAGCGTAAAGCTCTTAAAGCTGATGGCACATCTAACGGTCCAGTAAGAGTAGTTGATAAAGCTGCACAACCTTTTGCTGATGTATCAACAATCGGAAACGGTTCTGTTGGCAATGTTATTGTATATCAATATCCGTATGAAACAGCTGGTCGTAAAGGCACTGCTACATCTCTAACAGCAGTTCAAGTAACTGATCTCAAAGAGTATACAGCTCAAGCAGACTTCACGCCTATTGAAACACCTGCTGAATCTACAGAACAAAATCAAATGCCGTTCTAGGAGACTTGCTATGATACTAACAGGTTTATTTCAAGGAATCGTTACTTTAATGCTGATTGCCGGTACTATTACAAGTGTAGAATCAACTACATCTCTGGATATTACTGGTCTCAAAGCAAAGAAAGAAGCTATATTCCAAACTAAAGATTAAGAGGCTCGCGCCTCTTTTTCAAAGATATAATAAAACCAGAATGACGCTTAGTCGTAAGGTCGCAAAGCCTTTTATATCTTTTAGTCGTCTAGCACTGCTAATGCTTGAGTGTTCACAGCAGTGCTAGCCGGCTTCATTTTAAAGTTAACCTTCATCCGAAAGATTCATTATGATTTATAGACAACCTCGTAACGGTAAAAACTTTTGGCGTTCTAAGTCATATAAATTTACCGTAGCATCTAAAGACGATGAGAGTCTCATCGCACTTAAAAATACTATCGCTAAACAAAATGCTAACGTAAGAAAACATGCTAGAACATATAATATGGTTACAGAATACGATATGCTCTACACAGTGCGCCTTATGGCGCGTGGCCCACGCAGATGGCATACCAAATTCAAAGCTCCTCTAGTTCGATACTTCAAAGGTGCTTACGGTATTCCTCAAACTCAAAAGCTATTACATGGCAATGCTGATTCTAATCTAAACCACAAGTTCGCCGAAGAGTTCGATGTATATGTACATCACGATAGGCAAGGTATCGATAAACTAAAACATGAAATCGAAACCGGTCAAACTCCTAGCGTACAGCGTAAAATCGAAAAGCTTAAAAATAAAATATGGCGTTTAGAGTACGAAGCAAAGCAGGCTAAATATGCATGAAGAAAAAACTATATTCGAAATAATCGGCATAACTGTCGGTTTACTATTAGCTCTTCGTGCAGCTCTCTACTTCTTTTACTATAAATAACTAAAAGGTTTATTATGCCACTATTTCAAGTATATAAAGATATTATCAATACTTCTCAATCAGTTCTACAAGCTAGATCTGATGAACTTGAATCTATCGTAAATGATTTTATTGAAGAAACTGTTTTAGAGTTTCGTGAAAATATAACTCAACTAGCAGCTACTAATAATTTTACCGATGAAGATATTAATATTATTATTACAGGCTGTCGCACTTCCGATGAATATAAAGATCTCGAAGACATCGAAAACTGCGAAATACGAAATGTTATGACTTCAACATTCTGTAATTTCTAATTATGGTAGTCGAATATAAAATAATACTCGATGAGAAAGAACGCGATTTGCTTCTTGATCTTATCGAACATCGTATATTCTTACTTAAATTTGATACTGAACGCGAACCTAGCGAAGTCAAAGAAGAAATGACTAGGCTAGTACAACTAGGAGGTAGATTAACATGAACCCTTTCAGAAAATATTCTTTCTTCGAATGGATTATTATAATCGGTCTTACCGCTTTTATGATTACCATTATTGAAATGCATTTCCCATCGCTATGAAACTATTTCATTTCGATGTCTCTGAGCGATCACCAGTCGATAATAAAGTAAGGTTGTTTGCCAAAGCAACTGCACTTGATTTAGGCTTCGTCACTCATGAAGAACTTAAAAATAAACAAAAGATTAATGGCACTCATTGGGTTCCATTAGGCTCATTTAAAAATAAAAAAGATGCTTATGATTATATAGGCGTTATTAAATCTTCACGGTAACTATAGTGTAAAGGTTGCACGACAGTTTGTGATTCTGTTAGTTTGAGTTCAAGTCTCAATAGTTACCCCAAAGTTTTGCAATAAGAGTTAAGGCCTCCTAGTCGGTAGCGACGACATTAAATAACCACGCAACTTCTCTTGACAGGTTCCTTGAGCTCACTCGGCCTGGTGAGATTGCAAAAATAAGCCTAGAGCGGCTACAATGAAGTAGTACCTCTAGGCTTATTGTTTTTTCGAAACCCACATCCGACGACTAGTCACTTTCGGCTGAAAGTTCTGCAATTTTCTTTTGCAATTCTTCTTCAGATAACTCTGAAGCATCTAACGATAAATTAGTCTGATCGATTCTTTGCAACTTAGGTTGCTCAAACTCTGCTAATGCTAACGCTAGTCTTTCAATAGTTTCATGATCTTCTAGCTGTATAGCTTTAGCTAACTGTACTTTTAATATATCTACAGCTGAAGGCATATCACTAACAACTTCATCACGAATCTTTTTAAACTCAGAAGCTGATAATCTCATAGCTTCTCTTAACAATTTATTTTGACGTTTAGTCTCAGCACCTTTAGCTTGCATTTCTCGAGCTCTATTAGAATCCATAACTGGTCTTAGCTGTGCAAGTGAATTAGGATGCTTTCCATTATTTTCATAACCCATAATTTTCTCCAATATCTTTTAGGAGACATTTATTTTAACAACCCACATCCGGAGTATTCGCAATGAAAACACATATCAGAATAATAAATCCAATGGCTAGAGCTATGAATGAAGGTAGAAGGCGTCAATATGCGCATAAAATTATTCCGGATAAAACTAAATATAATCGTAAGAAATCTAAACAAGTGGCTCACGCCACTTTTTCTAATAATATAAATAAAGAAAGGAACTAGTATGGCTAAAGTAACCGCATCAACTGTACTAAAAGAAGCCGCTGAACTTAAAGAAAAGAAGCAGGTAGACTATCAAGGTGATAGATATACTGAAGAAGATTATTTCCCATTCGGCAATATATCTTACTTACACATGATTCATACTAAGTACTTAAGAATTATGAACTTAGCACAATCAGATGGAACAACTAACTTTGAATCTCTCGAAGATTCACTCACAGATATGTCAGTATACTGTGCAATGTTTTCTGCATACTTACAGAATAAAAAGATGGAAGAAAACGATTATGATATAAAAGAAGCAAGCATTATAGACAAAATTAATTTTGAGAAAGGCTTATAAAGTGCAACATAAAAATCTATTTGATCACAATAAATTTGGTGATGCTATTAAATACAATGTATTAGTATGCAAACAACAATATTCTGAAAAGAAAATTGCAATCAAAGTAGAAGAAATTGAATCAATTGAAGAATGGAATAATGATTCTTTATGTGTATACATGAGATCAGGTACCAGACTTTATGTTGAAGGTAACCTAACAGATATATTCGCAGATAAGAAAGGTATATAACTATGAGTATGACTAGACAAAACTTTGAAGCACTCGCAGAAATGTGTGCAGATGAAACTAACGAAGAATTACTTTGTGAAGCTACTATTGATTTACTTGCAGCTTTTTGCAGATCTCAAAATAGTAGATTTGATTCTACAAGATTTCATAGTAGAATCGCTAGCCTCAAAGCTAAACGTAAACTACAACAACGTATGGCTATGAAAGGCGTTAACAAAGAATGGTTTGATTCACATGTTGAGGTGATAATGTAATGCAAGTATATAATCAAAAGTATTTAAATATAGCTGAAGATATACTAAGATACGGTCATCAAAGAGAAGGAAGGAATGGTGTAGTTCGCTCTATACCATTCCAAGATCTTATGTTTGATATGCGAAATGATTATTTTCCGCTAATAACATCACGTAAAATATACTATGATGGTGTATTTGGTGAATATGCCGCTATGATTAGAGGGCCTAAAAATATTAAAGACTTTCAGAAATGGGGGTGTAATTACTGGAATGAGTTCGGAGATCCTGATACTGGCGAGTTACGTCTTAGTTATGGTAATAGTTGGCTTGATTTTAATGGTGTTAATCAAATAGAAGAATTATTATATAATCTTAAACACCATAGATATGATAGAAGACATATAATTACTGCATGGAATCCCGCAGATAAAGATCTTACACTACCACCATGTCATTTCTTATATCAATTTTATGTAGATCAAACTGTAGCATCATTTGATCATGCTAGAAACGGACCTAACGATAATGATACTTCAGATACTTTATCTATGATAATGTATTCGAGATCAGGTGATTGGATGGTTGGTGTACCTAGTGACATGGTATTTGGTGCAACTATGTTAGCACATATATCTGCATTAGTTAACTTAAAACCTGGAACACTTAAATTATTTGTAGCAGATGCTCATATTTATCTTGAACATTTTACAAAAGCCCAGGAGCAAATAGAAAATGGTTATCTATGGGTAGATGCTAAGTATAGCATACAGCCACAAGTAGGTTTAAACTATAATGAGTTTCAACCAAAACATATGGACATATATAATTATGAACCTAGAGGAAATATAAAGTATGAACTTAAAACGTAATGAAAATTATTCAGAATGGTATGATGACATTAGAATAATGCATGATAAATTCGGTGCTAAAGAATGGGTTAGACGCCAATTCGAAGCAAGAAATTATAAATTATTAAATGATTTCTTAGCATTTAGATTAGACTTTTTAGAAGAAGAGTTTGAAGAAACTCAAGCAGCTTTCCTAAATAAAGATCACACAGAAGTAGTTGATGGTTTAATTGATCTTATTGTTATCGCAATAGGTACACTAGAATTATTTAACTGTGATGCTGATAAAGTATGGAAAGAAGTACATAAATCTAATATGGCTAAAGAACCTGGAGCAAATAAATCCAGGAAAAATCCATTTGGTTTACCAGATATGGTTAAACCAGAAGGTTGGAAAGGACCTGAAATAACTAAATATGATTGCGGAATACTATCAGATATATTTGAATCAGAAAAAGAAAGACTTCAAATGTTAAGAGAAAAACGTGATCTTGAAAATGAATTCAAAGGTCAAGTAGCAAACTCACAATATGAATAAGGAGTATATATGAGTAAAGACGATTTACAAGAAACTAATGTTTCACCAGAAGCAGAACCAATTACACTTCATCAAATTAGAGCTATGATTGTAGGAGATGAAGATAAAGTAAAACTATTAAATATATTTGATAATTTAGTAGCTGACAATAATAAACTTAAAGCTGAGCTTGATGCCGGCAGAAAGGCTAACGATGAGGCTAACGTTTGATATAGAAACGGACGGTCTTGATGCGACTAAAATATGGTGTCTAGTGATACAAAACCTGGACACCAATCGTATCATGAAATATACTGACGAATCAGATAAATATGATGGACCTATTAAAATGGGTTTATCATTATTAGAAAATGCAAAATTATTAATAGCACATAATGGTATTGGTTTTGATGCATTAGTAATTAAAAGATTATATAATATTGATTTATATAATGGAGATAGGTTCTTCGATACATGGATAGCATCTCAAGTATTAAATTACAGACGACCACATAAACATGGGTTAGCTGGATGGGGTGAATATCTTAGATACCATAAAGGTAACTATGATGACTGGTCACATTTTTCTGATAGAATGATGGAGTATTGTGTAAGAGATGTTAAATTAAACTCTGTAATATATAGTCATCTTACATCAGAATTAAATAGAATAGCAATGAAGCAACCATTAATACGTAAAGGTTTACGAAATGAAATGGCTGCTGCTAAGTTTGATGCATACTGTCAATACTATGGCTGGGCTTTTAATAAAGATAAAGCTAATTTATTATTAGATAATATTGAAAGTAACATGAATGCTATCGAAAAAGTAATTGAACCTGAATTACCACCAGTTACTAGACTAATTGATAAGAAACCTAAGACACCTAAGTTTACTAAGAAAGGCGAATATACTGCAGCTACTGCACGTATGCTAAGTGAATTTCTTAATCAAGAAGTTAAACCTAATCATACATTTAAATGGGCAGCCGGTAGAGAGTTTCAAAGAAAAGAAACTAAGAAAGCTAACATGGGTAATCTTGCACAAGTTAAAGAGTATCTATATTCAATTGGATGGGAACCTGATGATTGGAAAATGGAAAGATTAGGTAGAGAGTTCATTAAGAAAACACCTAAACTTACATCAACTTCATTAGAAAAGCTTGGTGATAAAGGTAAAATGATTGATGAATGGACTACACTTAGATCACGTAGAGGTGTTGTTGAAGGCTGGCTTAATAACTTAAAGAATAATAGATTACATGGTAAACTATGGATAATAGGTACACCTACATTTAGATGTCGCCATGAAGTTATTGCTAATCTTCCAGCAGCTAATGCTAAACTTGGTAAATCAATTAGAGAATTACTAACAGCAGAACCTGGAAGAAAAATAGTAGGTGCTGACTCTAGTGGTAATCAATTTAGATCTCTTGCTCATTATGTTAAAGATAAAAGTCTTACAAATCAAATACTTAGCGGTGATATTCATCAGTATAACGCAGACATTATTAATACTGATAGACGAACTGCAAAGACTTGGATCTATGCATTTCTATTTGGTGCAGGTGCAACTAAACTTGGTAAAGTATTAACTGGTACTGGTAACTTAAGTGCTGGTAAAGATTCTATTGAAAGATATGGTGATGCTATACCTGGTTTGAAATCATTAAAAGATAATCTAATATCAATGTGGAATATAGCAGACGGTCATAATAGAAATGTCGAAGGATATATTCCTGGTCTTGATGGTCGTAAAGTTTATGTACCGCAAGATTATCAAACACTTAACTATTTGTTACAAAGTTGCGAAGCTATAACTACAAAAGCTGCATTGTATTATCAAATGAATAAGATTAAATCAGAACATCTTGATGCTGAACCTAGACTTTATTATCACGATGAAGTAGCATGGTCAGTAGCAGAAGAAGATGCTGATAGAGTATTAGAAATACTTACAGAATCATTTGCCGAAGGTCCTAAAGAAATGGGCGTAGATATTATGGCAGGTGAAGGTACAATTGGTAATAACTACGCGGAGGTACACTAATGATTGTAGATATCGCAATAACTAAAGATTTTATAAATCAACGTGATGCTCGCGCTGAAATATATAATCCAAGAAACAGATCATTCGAACAATTAAAACTTGATATTGAATGTGAAGTATTTGAATGGCATATGATTGACAGAGGTACTTGGCAAGATCATATTGACTGGCAAGTTGATGGTGTTGATCAATTATATGGTAATGTAGATGTTAAGTTTATTAAAACCTGGTATAATATTCCATGTAATAAAATGATTTATTTATTAAAGCAAAGAGATTTAACAGATAACTTTTACTTTTGTGAATGGCATGAAAGACCTCAACGATTATTAGTTGCAGGTGACATGGTTAAAGTTAATACTCTTGGTATACTAGAATACTGGGAACTAATGGATATAATTAAACCTTCTAAATATAACGGATTTTATGCAGATATTCGTAAACATTTAGAAAGAAAGGATAAAGATGCAAACTAAACATATGTTTGTAGATACAGATTCTATATTCTTTAAGATTGCATACAAATCTAAGAATCAATCTGAGCTACGTAAAAACTTTAATAGTTTTTGTAACAACATGATAATGGAAGTTTCTGATAAAATAATTAATCCTTTTACTGAAGAAATAAATGTTTTATACGCAGTTAAAGGTAAAGGAAACTATCGTAAAGATTTAAGTCCTGATTACAAATCAAACCGTCCTGATCTTGATAAGAAAGTAAGAGATAAATTAAATTACTTACATAGATATTCAGTATCTAAAGGTGCTATTCAAGCAGATGGTATGGAAGCAGATGACTTAGTTTCTATATGGGCACACGAAGCTCTCGATAGAAAAGAAGAATATGTAATTTGTGGTATAGATAAAGATTTACTACAGATACCAGGTCATCATTACAATTATGGTAAAGATACTTGGCAGCTTATTAATGAAGAAGAAGCATTACATAATCTATATATTCAATGTTTGACTGGTGATAATACAGATAATATTCCAGGTCTAAAAGGTATTGGTCCTAAGAAAGCTCAAAAGATATTAGCTGGTGTACCATTATCAAGACAATGGAATAAAGTTAAATCTGCCTGGAAAGAACACGGAGAAACTGAAAAGCAATTAGAACTTAGTCATAAGTTATTGCGGATGCTAAAATCATGGGAAGAATATGAAGATATTAAAGCATACATTCAAGATAAAACCGTTGTCAGCAAATCAAATGACATACAGGAACAAGTCGATAAAGTCAGCTAAGTATATCGAATATCAAAATGAATTAAGAGATGAACTTCAAGGGGTCAAATGGCCCTTTGAAAAGTCTGATCAATTAGAATTTGATATTATTGCTGGTGTATCTAATAAGATGGCAGACCTAGATAATGTGGTTAAGCCACTATTAGATACATACCAGGGTATATTTGAAGAATTTAATGACAATAAAGTTTATCATATAACATTAGATAAACAAATAGTAACTAAAGGTAATGAATATTTATTTGTTAAAGTCGAACGATGGCCTGAACAAATACCTTTAGAAATAGTAAACGACGAAGAGTTGTTAGAAAGGACAGTACTTCATGTCAAGGTATAAACAAACAGCATGTCCCGAATGTAATTCATCAGATGCATTTACAATCTATGAAGATGGTGCATACTGTTTCTCATGTCAATACTCAACTAAGAAAGTAAACATTATGAATGACTTAGAAACTGTTGCTGATAATAAAGATCAGCTAACATTAACCGATATATCAGAGCTAAATAGTTTTGCAATTACATCTCGTGGTATATCTAAACAAGTTGTAGATCACTTTGGAATTAAGATGGCAGTAAATCCTGATGGTTCCGGTGGTTCACACTTCTATCCTTACACTGCTAATGGTAAGGTAACAGTAGTTGCATATAAAGAACGTAAGTTACCTAAAAACTTTATAGTACATGGTAACTTTAATAATATAGAATTGTTTGGCCAATCAGTTGCTAGCGGTGGTAAAACACTTGTTATAACTGAAGGTGAACTAGATGCTTGTGCTATTGCACAAAGCTTTTTAGATAAATACAATAAAATATTTCCAGTAGTATCTATACCAAGTGCATCTGGTTGTAAAGTTATACTTGAACAAAGAGAATGGATTAGACGATTTGAATCCGTAATATTATTCTTTGATAAAGATGATGCTGGGCAAGCTGCTGTACAAAAAGTAGCTAAGATAATTGGTGCAGATAAAGTTAAAGTTGCACAGTTAACAGAGAAAGATCCTTGTGAACAATTATTAAAACATGGATCAGCTAGCTTATTACAAGCTTATTGGAACGCAGAAACCTGGTCTCCAGCTGGTATTGTAATGGGTGAAAAGATTTGGCGTGAATATATCGAAAGAAAGAACACTGAATCTATTCCATATCCTGAATGCTTAGAAGGATTAAATGAAAAACTTAAAGGAATACGTCATGGCGAAATTACTTTATTTACTTCAGGTACGGGTTCCGGTAAGAGTACAGTTGTTAAAGAGATTGTGCTTAACTTACTCGCTAAGACTACTGATAAGGTCGGTCTCATATCTCTCGAAGAATCCGTCGGAGATACCGCTGAGAAATTTATTAGCATGTACTTACAAAATAATAACTTACACGAAGAAGGTGTGTCAGAAGAGCGACAAAGACATGGATTTTCATCTGTATTTGGAACTGAAAAGCTTGTACTGCTTGACCACCAAGGTTCCGTCGGAGACGACAGTCTCATTGATAAGATTGAATATATGGCTCTTATGGGTTGTAAGTATATGGTTCTTGACCACATTACCATCGCAGTTAGTGAGGGTAGTGAAGGGCTAAGTGGTAACGAAGCCATTGATAAAGTTATGAGTGACTTACTTAAGATAGTTAAGAAGCATAACATATGGTTATGTTTAATATCTCATCTTAGAAAAGCTCCAGGTGGTGGCATGTCTTTTGAAGAAGGTAAGTTAGCATCCATCGATGATATTAAAGGTAGTGGTTCTATCAAACAAATATCATTTGACATAGTAGCATTTGCTAGAAACTTAGTAGCTGAAAATAGTATTGAAAGAAACACTATTAAGTTTAGAGTATTGAAATCTAGATTTACTGGTCTTACTGGTTCAGCTGGTTCTGCTACTTATGATAATAACACAGGTAGGCTTACAGCAGTAAGTCAGGAATTTAGTAGTTTATGAACGAAGAAAAACAACGTAGATATGATGAATTATATTTAGATATAGCTACGAGGATAAGTTTAATGTCTCACGATACTGATCACAAGGTAGGATCAGTTATCGTTAGAGATAATAATATACTTGCGTTTGGATTTAATGGCATGCCTACAGGTATGAATAATAACTGTAAGAATGCTAATGGTTCTACTAAACAAGAAGTTATACATGCAGAAGCTAATGCTATCTGCAAGTTAGCGAGGAGCACGGGGAGCTCTGAGGGTGCTACATTATATAGCACTCTCTCCCCTTGTGTGGAATGCGCTAAGCTCATAATGCAAAGTGGTATAACTAGAATTATATTTAGAGAAACATATAAAGATGAAGCAGGTATTTTACTACTATTAAATAATAATAAAGAAGTGAAGGGCATAAAATGGAAGGACAACTTAAGTATCTAAAGCATAAGATAACAAAATCTAAAGCTCATATAGCTTGTAACCTTTTAAAGGAAACTTCTTTAGAAGACTTAAAAGCATACTTAGTATTTTCAATGGATACTATTCAACAACATTTCACTCGTAATAGTATGAGAGGAAACAAATCATACCAAGGTGAAGCTAATCTTACTCATTTAAGTGTAGCTATTGGCACACATATATTAACAGAAATTAATTATAATAATGAAAAAGATGCACCTTGGGATTGGTTTAAACTTCGAGTTATGATGGGTGATTTATTTTTAGAACCATTCTATCAGACACATCAAATTAATATAGGTAAAACTAGAGATAATACATTTATACCTATAGAATCTCTTGATAGAAGTCTTAAAAGAAGCCGAGCACATTATATAGTTGTACCTGAGAAATGGGATTTAGCTATACCAGAAGGCAGCGAAAACTTACTTAAAGGTACAGTATTTGAAAAGCCTGAGCCTATAAATAATTTAATGCAACCTACAGGAAGACCTGTAATTAAAGGCTGGACTCTTGATAAAAGTAAACTATTTAAACCTTACTTAGCTAATAGTTTTATTAAGAGTATGAATGTGCTACAACAAACTGAATGGAAAATTAATAATAATGTTAGGGATATTTTAAATCGTAATAGAACTAAAATACTAAATCAATATAAAAGTTTTCCTAAGAAATATAAATCTAAAATTATAGAGTTTGATTTAACAATGGCTAGATCAAAACTTATTGGTGATAACTCATTTTATCAATATACTGAAGCAGATTATCGTGGTAGAATTTATTATACTACACCCTTCTTAAACTTTCAGGGTAACGATATAGCAAGAGGTCAAATGCTTTTTGCTAATGGTAAACAAATGAATGACAGTGGTTTAAGAAGACTTAAAATACATATAGCCTGCGCTTATAATCAAACTTATAATAAAAATAATCTTCCAAACTGGTTAACTACCGATTACATTCCTTATTTAAATGATGAAGGATTAGATGATATATCTGTAGACAAAATGAGTTTAGAAGATCGTGAAGCATGGACTGATAATAATGTTGATATGCTATTTAATTTAGCTGACAAAGAAATTATAGATCCCAATGCTGAAAAACCTATTACTTTATTAGCAAGTATCCTAGAAATTAAAGATGCTTTAAATAAAGATGAATATATTACTTATCTTCCTATACCTATTGATGGTTCTAATAATGGTTGGCAACACTTATGTGCTATGTCAAAAGACCAGAAAGCTGGGGAGCTTGTAGGTATTGTACCTCAAGAAATTCAAAAAGATTTTTATGTACAATGTGCTAAAGATTTAATTGAAAGAGTACCAGAATGGTTTGAAGAAAGACAAATGCCAATGAAACATATACGTAAAGGTATAGCTAAACGCGGTTCAATGACTCGAGCATATAGTGCTGGAGCACAAAAGATTGCAGAGAATATGTATCTTGACTGTCATGTGGAAGGATATTTAGATAAGTATAATATTACTAAAGAAGATTGTGAGATGCTTGCAAAGCATTTAATTAAAGCAATTGATAAAGTTTGTGCAGGTCCATTACAAACTATGAAATTTCTACAGAAGATTGCAGAAGCTGAGATAGCCTCTGAATATGCTAAGTTTATTAAACAAAAAGCAATAAAATGGACGACACCATCAGGATTTCCTGTTGTATATGAAGCATTTGTTGAGAATGAATTCAAAGAAAAAGCTATTATAAGCTGTAGTGAACGTGCTATTAAGCCTACAATAACTAAAGAAGATGGTACTAAAGAAGAAACTGATACTATAAGAATACAACATGTAGGTAAAGAGCCTACAGATAAACCTAAGATCAGATCTTTTATGTCAGGTATCTCACCTAACTTTGTACATTCAATGGATGCAGCTCATATGGCTAAAGTTATTTCTAAATGGGGGGAAGATTTCGGCGCCGTACATGATTCGTTTAGTGTACATGCGTGTGATGTTGATGAGTTATTACAACTTATTAAAGATCAGTTTATAGAAATGTATAGTTACCCTAACTTTTTTGAAGTAATTGAGCGTATGATTATAACAAACCCTGATAATTTTAATTATAACCAACCTAAGTTAGGAAACTTAGATATTAGAGAGGTAAATAAAAGTGAGTACTTCTTCGCATAAGAAAGGAATATTACCAGTAAAATTAGGTTTACAACCTGATAATAAAACAGCATTAAAAGAATTAGGAATGGATCCATCTTTAGCAGATCAGATGACTGACGAGCAACTAGATGAACATATAATTCAAGTAGAGCACGATCGAATAATTGAATTCTATAACGGCAAAAATATGGAAGAAGAAGGTTTGAAACGTGCAAGAGACTATAAGAACCAAGCATTAAATAAAGCTAGGTCTTTTTAACCAAAAATATCCCCGGGCTTAAAAGCTCGGGGTATTTTTTTTATTTTTAATATCGGCTAAACAATTTTGAAAAATCTACATAGTCATAATTAAAATCTAAAAATCTTCTCCTAAAAAATTTACTTATCATTTTCCATTCTCACATCTACTGCAATATAATATATTTCCACGTTTAGATACACATCCACCACATAAATCATTCACCAAACCTGCGCCAAACATCATAGCTAGCCATAAATATACAGGAATTAAATACCAATATGTTTTAAAGTGCCTCATTTGTTTTTCCTCTTAAAGGAGACATTTAAGTATTATGATCTACATTAACTGTCTTCATATCGCTATCTACAATACTTCTTACAGCAGATCTTCTATCACCAATTATTTTTTCAGCACCTTTATTTCTAGCAGCTATTTGCAAAGCACTATCTATTTCTTTTATAATAGTTTTTATTTCTTTACCAGTAAGTTTATCTAAGTTAGTAGATATTTTTTTATTTAACATTTTATCTAGCTTAGCTTCAATTATTTTAGAGTCAATAAAAGATTCTCTTGATATTCTATCATTCCATTCTGCTAAAGTTTCTTGTCTATTCCAATTATATTTACCAAAACCTAGCGCTCTAAGCATTTGTGCAATACCTTTTGAAGTTCCTGTAGCAGATCTATTAGTTTCACTTACTTCAAATAGCTCACTAATAACTTTAAATTTACTAGCCTCTTCTGTAGTATCAAATATTTCATTATCTGGTATTTTATTTAAGTCACTTTTAAATTTATTATTATAATATCCTGTAACTTTTTCTAAGAAATCTTCTTTAATTAGTGATTCTTTATGATGTTTATTTGCTTCTTTCCTAACTATATCTATAGTTCCTAAGTCTGTTAAGAAGGCATCAAAGATAGGTAGCACAAAAGTATTTGAAGCTCCATTTGATTTAGCAGCTTGTTGTATTGCTGACCATGAATCTGTAAAAGTTCTGGTAATCATATTAGCATCAAAGCCTTGTGTTAATGCAGGTAATAATCTACCTGTAGTAAAGGCACCAGCAATTTCTGTTTCACCAAATAATCTTCTTGATGCTCCTGGGTTAGTAAGTGTTTTATATTGTTGAACTGTAACAGGCTTACCATCTAGCTCATATTGTGTAGCAGCATCTTGTAAAGAATCAGTACCAGCAATTGTAGAAAGTATTCCGGTAGGCTGCTTAATTTTCATTAATGATCCTGATATAGCAGACATAAATGCATTAGCTTTTATAAGTCTAGCTGCTGCTAATGTTTCAGGATCCATAGTTTCAAATATAGAATCAACTAATATTGTATGTAAAAATTCTACAACCTCATTAGTATTTAAGTTATGATCTCTAATCATATCTTGAATATCAGAACTCATAAATACTGCATTATCTACATGACCAACTAATGATCCAATTTCTTGACCATATCCCATAGTCATAGGAGACTTCTTTAAAAAGTTTTCTCTATCATTAATAGCAGCATCAAGTATATCTCTGTATACATCTTGATTTTCATGATTAATATAAGTAACACCTTGAGTTATTACATTAAACTTTTTTCTCATGGTATCAGCCATAGCATCTCTAAGGTCTGCATATTCACCAGACTCTACCATTTTTTCAAAGTTCTGGTCCATTATAATACCAGATCTTTTAGCCATATTAGTACTACCTAATAATACAGCCATAGTAGAAGGACCATGAGTTTTACCATCCATTTCTAATGTAATACTTGATTTAAAAGTTTGAGGGCTACTTGGATTTTTTAAGTTAGCTTGTTTAACTCTATGATAATCAGCCAATGCCATTAGATAATCAGCTTGTAATACAGCTTCATCTTCATACTTTGCCAGATAAGCTTTTAAACCCTGCGTCATAGGATCTCCGCCAAATTGTTGGCCTATAGCTTGCTTAATACCTCTTACTTCACCAGGACTTGTAGCATTTTTAAATCTAGTTAATAGTCCTTGTGCATTTTTTGTTTTGTAATTACGAGTAAGTTTAATTAATTCTTCACCCATTCCTACATATTTCATATATAAACTATTAGCAGGATTAGTTTCAGCATTTAATTCTTCTTGTTTAAAAACTCTAATTCTTTCTTCAGGTGTTCTAGCAATACCATATTTCTTTTTAAAGTTTACGTCCATTCCAGATAACTTTGGATTTTCAAATAAGTGTGCAGACATAGCTTCAATAAAAGTTGTATCTAACTTACCTTGACCTGGAATCCATTGATATACATTACCACTACCTACAACACTTCGAATTATTTTTTTAGCCTGAGGATTATATACAGTTTGTTGAGCATGCATTCTTCCGGTTAACGCTTGCATAGCAAAGTTTAAATAGTTAGCTTTACCAGAGTATCTTAACATACCTTCAACAATACCTATTGCATTTTCTCTTTCAAGATTAAGAATATTAATAGGATCATAAGCCTCTGCTTGTGCTCTTAGTGACGCTGCTTTATTAACTTTACCCTGCTGCTCAGCTCTTTCAGCAGCATTAAATAGTTTTGCTTTTTCACTAACTAAGTTTTGATATTTTTCTTTACCAATCTTAAACATATTAGCGTAGTCATCTGTTGTAGGATTAGATCTATACATAGGTTCTTGATTATCTTGTACCTTTTCAGGTCTTCCTGCGTTTGCTAATGCTAACATAAATAACATAACACTAGTAGCTTCTCTACGAGGATCATTTACAAAAGCAACTTTATTCATATTAGACATTGCTTCAAATACTTTTGTTGTATCACCAAGATCTCCGATTTGTGTAGTAACTTTTCTAGTATAAGTTTGTCCTTCAAAAACCATTTGACCGTCTTCAGAAGGCGCTACTCCTGGAGGTACCTCTTGTCTACCAAATAAACCTGAATACATATGATATAAGTTTTCAAATATACCAGAACCTTTTGGCGTTAAAGTAAAAGTAACTTGTCCATTTTCTAATGAACGTGTAAGCATATCTGAATTAGCTTTATAATATGCTTCTTTAGCAAGATCACCTATTTGTACAAAAACATGATTAGGAATTGATTGCATATTAGCTGCATAAGTATCAGTAGGTAAACCTCTTTTATCTGCTTGCAATCTTTTATATTGTTTAAATACTTCTCTACCTAACTGAGCGCGTCCTTGAGCTTTACTATATTTAATTTGTTTAGCTACATTACCCTCAGCTAATTCAGTTTCATCCATAGCTTCAGCACTTTTATTATCTGTAGTATACATACCTTGAATATAAAATTGTTCAGTTACTAAACCCATAGTTGTTAATAAATCGTTATCTAGTTGTACTAAACCTTGATCATCAATTAAACCTGCATCTAATACTTCAGGATGATATAGTATAGCTTTATTACTCATTTCAATAGTAGAGTTTCTTAATAGCGGAAACTTAGTAGTTAGCTCAACATCCATTGGATCTTTACCAGTTTTTTTAGCTTCATTTGCTCTTCTTCTCGCAGTAAAAGTTGCTTCCCAACTATTAGTATCTGTTAAAGTTTCTCTTTCTAATCTACCAAAAGCTGTTCCACCAACATTAATACCTTGTAAGTTTTTAGCTCTCATCATAGGACCAACCATAGCTGAATCAGTTCCATTAATAACTGCATCTAATCCATCAAATGTAACTACACCTTGAGTCTCAGGTATAGACTTAACTCTTTCTCGCTCTCTTTGCTGAGCTTCAATAGATATACTTTCTCCAGGAGCAGGCTTAGTTATTTGATCTGGTATTTCAATTTGTGCTGATGGTTCTGCACTACCCTGTTCAGGTTGCTCTGTAATACCGGGATCTTGTAAATCCGCACTCATAACTTTAGCAACATCTTGCTGTTTTGTAAAAGTATCTTCAGCAATGGTAGGCATAAACCCTGCTAACGGTAAGTTTTTAGATTTTTCTAATATATCCGTAGGTAAATTGCCCTGAGTTATTGAAGGGGTTTTTCCTGGTACATTAACATTTATTGCCATATAATTCTCCTTATGCAAATAGCTCGGCTATATTTCTGTTAAGCTGGTTAACAGGTCCGATAATAGGCATAGTCTTTAGTATTTTATAAATACCTGTTTCAGTTTTCCCTTCTATAACTTGACCAACACCTGTAGCAGCTCTAGTTATATTTGATAACGCAGCTGCTTCTCCTGATACTGTTTGAAATAATTCTTCTACCATATTACTTGATGATGTTTCATATATTGGAAAGAAGAAATTTAAAGGTCTTTCAGCTACACCAATTAATCCTGATGCACCTATACCTCTTTGAATTACTTCAGCTCTATCTAAATACGGTGTAGCCATACCATATTTTAATAGATCTTTTAAATACTGTGATACAAATCCTAGCATAACCATTGTTGTCATAACTGCAAAAGCATTATACTTCATTGCAGGTGTACCACGTTTAACGTAGTCACCCCACATTCTAGGTATTTGGTTAGCTGTAAATGTAGCTATAAAACCTTGGAACTGTGTAAACAAAGCTATATGTGGATTATTATAAAACAATGGTCTGTTAGCTGTTCCAGGTAATGCAATTGCTTCATTAACAAAATTATACTGAGCATGCATAAATATTCTATCTAGCTCTGCATCTGTTTGTGATCTTCTTAATCTATAATCTTGTATGCTTTCATTTGGCTTTACACCAACTGGTTGATTAGATAATTCTAAAAGTCTACCAACATTAATACCTAAGTTTCTTAATTGTTCTTCTGCTTCTTGTACTTCATTAGTTTTAGGTTCACCACTTTGCCTAGCAATTTGTATAGTATTTAAGTGATCTAAAATAAAACTGTCTGCAATACTAGCTCTTATATTACGTGTGTAATCTGTCCATTGCTGCAAACCAATAACTCTAAAGTATTTATCTAATAAATATCTTGAAGCATAAGTATTTTCAGTGGCACCTGTAGTTTGTGATGCACCAACATCCCAATCAAAGAATCCTAACTTCTGTAAGCGAGCTTGTCTTTTTTCTTTATTAAGTCTTGCTTGTGTAGAGTTAATACCAGGATTTGTTATACCACTCCATAGTGCTTGTGCAAATTCTTTAGCAGCTGTAGCTATTACTGTACGTATTTGTTCAGGAGTTAAAGCTCTCATAGTCATCATAAATTCTACAAAAGATGATACAGTTGCTAATGGTAATCCTGCAAGTGTAGTCCATACTAATATTTTCTTTTGTATATTTTCTAATGTTTTATTTTCTATTCTTTTATAGTTACCTGATTCAGCTTGTAAGTAATTTCTTAAGCCTGCTGCTATTCTGTTAGCTCTTTCTTCAGATAAACCCTCAGCTTTAGCTTCTCTTAATAGCTGTGCAAAAACTTCATTATTATCACCAAGAAACTTTTCATATGCTATAAATCTTGTAGCTGATTTAGCTGCATTAGATATGTTTACAAAATGATCTTCTTCCATAAATTGATCAAATCTAGTACGCTCTGATAAACCTAATGATCTTCTTTTAAATTGTGCGGGCACATGCTTACCTTTACCAACTTGAAATATACTTTCTTGATCTACCATTTCATTATTATCAAGTATATCATTAGTTAAATCAGTAGCACTATCTAAAGTAAATCCAAATTCATCTTGTAATGCTTTAATAAATTCATTCTTTTTCTTTTCGATTTTAGATTTATTTAAAGATTTATATTTTAATAAATAGTTTTTAGTAAATCTTTCTTTACCATTATTATCTCTTAGTTTACTCTGTCTACCTGTACTAGTACCATCACTATATTCTTCTTCAGCTTTAACTTGATCATTAAATAATTTATTACCAAGTTTATTTATTTTTACATAGTATTCTCTAAGAAACTTTTCATTTGCTTTTAAATCAAACTCACCTTCAAAATCAGTTGGTAAAGTATTCCAATCTATATTCATTATTTTAGTAGGATCACCTTTAGAAACTAACCATCTACCAAAAGCATATATTATTTTTGAATCTCTTATAGGATCTCTAGTTGATTTACCTAAAGCCTGAGCAACTTGAGAAGGTGTCATAGCCATGTTTTTATATTCTGCTAATTGAAGATGTTTGTATTCTTCAAATGTTTCACCCGAATGTATTCTATGCAAGTAACCATTTACTATTGAACCTAATTTTCTTATAGCTTTACTTTGAAAAGAATCTTTCCAAAATAAATGAGGCATAGCACCTTTCCATAAGAATGGTAATTCTTTAGCAGTTTCTTTTACACTTGACCATATATCTCTATCTTTAGCTTGCCTTTCACCAGCATCTGCCATAGTATTAAAATCATCAGACGGTGATAGTGGTCTAGCCCTAGCTTTTTTCTTAGCTTCTTCTGCTATATCTTTATTACTTCTTTGTATACCATTATTTAAAGCCATTTCTTCTTCAGCCCATTTACCTTCTTGAGATAAACGTTTATCTTCAGCTGGCGCTTGTCTTACAGCTACATCAGCCCATGCTCCCGCATTATAAGCTGTTCCAGGTACAGAAAATCCTGCACCTAAAGTTCCTCCTGCGATATAAGCATTAATTAATCTATTAGATAATTCAACAGAATCAAAAGGCTTATCACTACCATATACTGCTGCCATATAACCAGTAAGTTCCTGACCTAATTCAGTACTTGATTCTATACCAAATCCTCTAGCAGCATTCTTTGAAAAATTCTTTAATAAATTACCAAACTTTAATTGATCTTTTGCAACCTTTACTACATCACCTGCTAACTTTGCAGATTCTTTTCGAGTCATATTACCTATGGCAACTTTAGCCATATCATCAGTTGCTCCTGGGTTAGCTTGCTTGTATGCTTGTATCATATCATCTCTATACTTAGAATCTAATAAGGTACCCTTAGCACCTCCCATAAGTCCTTTAAGACCTAATCTATCTAAGACAGACATAGTAACACCAGCAGCTACAGCTAGGCTAGCATTCTTATCTTCACCTTCCATTTCATTCCAGTTTTGTCCTGCATATACTGAAACAGGTGCAAGCATACTAACACCAACATTAGATAACGCAGCAACTCCTGTAGCACTTGCTAAAGATGTACCACCAGTTACTGGGGCTAATGCAGCACCACCTATAGTTACACCCATATAAGGTAAAGCCATAGCTGTCATGTTTCCCATATACTCAAAGAAACCGCCCACACCATCTATATCCCATTCATTTCCTATAACATTACCATCATTATCTAACTTATATTTTAGTATATTATTTTTTACTTCAGGTTTGTTAGCAAGATATTTGTGTTGTCTCTTAATACCTTCTTGACCAAGTTCTTCTAACCAATTAATACCAGTTTTTTCGCCAATCATATTAGCCATACCATAGGCACCTTCAATAACACCAGTCCATCCTGTGTCAAAACTTTCAGACCAAGGATGAAGTGCTTTGTTTTGAAGTGTTCTATCGCTATGTCTTTTCTGAACTAAACTATTACTATAATCTGCTGCTCTTCTTTTTCTTAAAGCATACATAGCATTTGATTCACCAGGTTGTCTTTCAGCATTTAATCTAGCTAATGTTTGTTCATCAAGTGCTACTCTTTTAAATTCAGTTTCATAAAACTTTTCACTGTCTGCCATTTGATTAATAGCTATTCTTGCTTTATCAAACTGATCTAAGCTTTCATCTTGTAAATCAGGTGTACCTTCAGCTCTAAGCATTGCACCTATTTGTGCTGCTTGTATTTCTTCAGGTGAACTAAACCTATTTAGTTTACCTATACCATATGAATTTAAAGTTTCTACAAAATCTCTACCATCTGGATCAGTAATTCTAACTAACTGTCTAGTACCAGTGGCATCCATCATAGGTGTACCATCTGGATTTGTAAGATAATGTACGTTATTAAAATCAAATTGTTCTGCTAGGTTTCTAATTTGTTTAGTAGCTTCCCAACCACCAGCAGTTCCAGGTTTTAAATTACCATCTATCATACGCATTATTTCGGGTGCACTCAAACCTTGTAGTCTAAGAAGATTACCTTCTTTATTTATAAGAGTATCACCATCAATAAAGCGATGTTCCATATTATCTATAGGTGGTGGTTTATCAAAACCTGACACATCTATATTAATAGCCATTAGTTAACTCCACTTAGTTTATTAGTAATATCAATTACAAATAATGCATACGGTGTTAGTCCTTCATTTTCAGGTTTCTTTGCAGCTTCTTCATATTCTTTTCGCCATAATTTACCTGTGTCTGGATTAATACCTTTAGGTTTACCATCTTTAGTTGTGCCACGGTTATTCCAAATATCGGCTGCTTCATTATAAAATTGATTAATATCCTGAGATACTGATTTAACTCTATCATTAATATTCATTAGAGTATCTGTATCTACTTGAACAACTTCATCTCCAACTTTAGCTTGAGTTAAACCTGGAACCATTATATCTAATCTTTGTTTTATAGTAGCTTCTTCTAAGTAAGGTATAAGTGATTCAGCTTTAGAAGGTGGCTTACCATCTGGAGGATTAGTAAAGTTTTCAGCAGCAGCTATAACTGCCATTTTTAAACCAGGACCTAATCTTTGTAATGATATACCATTTTCTTGTGCCCAAAAAGCAATTTCTTCAGCTGAATTAGCAGGTGTTAAGTTAGTATAGTCCTCATATATTTTAGCTTTTGTTGTTTTATTAACACCAGTTAGCTTACGTGCATGCTTATTTAAAAGCTCTTCCATTTGATCTTTAATATTAGGAATCTTTTTTCTAGCTGCCTCATTAAATTGATCACTACCTTTTACTTTACTACCATCTTCACTATAGCCTGCACCTATTCTGCTCTTACCATTTATATCAAATGACCAGTAAGTAAGATCACCTTCACCTGTTTTAATTTTAAACTGATAAGCCATTCTACCAGAAGGCCCAGTGTCTTTACCAAACCATGGTTTTCTTTCACCAGTACTTCTAACCTTTGCACCTTTAGGTATTAATGTGCTATAGTCACCTCGAGAATCTTTAAATGCTTGTAAAGATATAGGCTCAAACTTATCTGCATTATCAGCTATATACTTATCTATTTGAGCTGTCTTAGCATCTACTCTTTTAAGATACTGTTTAGCAACATAGTTAATTGAGCTGTTATGGTCATAACCTAATGCTCTTGAACCTAAGTAAACAGCAGCAGCCCTTCCAATTTCTTTAGCATCTATAAGATCACCAAATAAAAACTTCATAGCATCTTTAGCTTTTTGTACATTAGGATTCTTTGGATCATTAGCTCCAGATGTATTTATAATACTTGCATTATTAGCTAAGTCGGTAGAAATCTTATTAGCTGTTGCATCATCTATTTTACTAGCAGCATTATTTAAATTAGCTTCAGATTCATTAGCCTCAGCTTTATTTATTATATTAGTTATTTTAGCTGACTCAGTTTTTTCGTATTCTGCTTTAAGAGCATTTAGTCTTTCTTGAGCTAAATCTTTTTCAGATTTAGTAGCATCTTTATCTGTTAATATTTTTTCATTTTTTTGTATTGCCATTATAAGATCTGCATCCTTAACCTTTGCTTTAAATAAAGGTTCCGGACCTTCTCCAGGTGCTACAGCTAATTTAGTAGCTAGCATTGATTCTTCTTCAGATAATTTATTTTCAAAATCTAATATTTCTTTTCTAAGTCGTGCTACTTTTTCTGCATACTTAGGATCATTAGGATTTAAATTAGTAATTGATTTATCTCTATCTTTTATTCGCGATTTTAATCCTTTAATTGAGCTTCTTACAGCACCTATCTCACGCTTATCATTTTTTGCAAAAGCATCATCATAAATATTTCTTCTTGGAAGATTTATTATATCACCAGTATCATCATCATACATATTTTCATCTACTGCCTCATATGGTGGTGGCATTTCCATACCTAATTCTTCCATACCTAATCCTTGAGGATCATATGAATAATTTCCTACAAATGTTTGTTGATCTAATGGTAACATATCAGATACATCTTCTTCAAAACCTGTAACTTTAGTATTACTTCTACCAATAGGATCTGGAATATTACTTTCCATAACCATATCATCAGCACCAAAAGGTATAGGTTTAATTATTTCCGGTACACTTGGAGAATCTTCAAATGATATAGTTGTTGAATCATCTTCAGGTACTTGAACAGAACTTAACGGATTATCATTTAATATTTCATTAGCTTTAGCTACATTTTGTTGTGAATCAAATATAAGCTTCATTATATCATCATCCATTGCAGAAGTAGTTTGACCTGTAGTTCCATATATTTTACCACCAGGATCTAAGTGCACTGCACCACCTTCTTTAAAAGGATTTACTTTTTCTGGCTTAGTAAACTTAAAACCAATATCATTTGGATCTATAAAATCTTTTACACTTTCAACAATGCTAGTAGCTTTTTCTTTAATACCACTAAAGGGATTAGGAATGTTAAGACTAAATCCATCTGAACTGGGAGGCACTTGTATTCCTGCCTCTCTATACTTATCATAAACTGAAGGATCACCAAATACTTTATTATCTATTAATTCTTTTATTTCTTCAGCTTTATTAGCTCTTCTATCGGCATGAGGAATACCTGGTTTTAAATGTTTATTCATTATATCTAAAGCTATAGCTTTAGCATCTTTATTAGCAAATGACTCTTGTAAATTTTCAGCATTTGTTTTACCTATCCTAAAACCACTTTCATTTTTAGGATGAGGTACAGCATCTTTATTATATATACTTTGTACAAAATAATCTAACTGAGAAGCCATAGAATCTTTTTTATTATTTGCTTTTAAATAATTTAAATAAGGTTTCTTTTGTTCATCAAATTGAAATAGTCCCATACCTGGGCCCATTTGATCACCAGTATTTTCATTTTGTCTAGTAGTGTACTCATAAGTATAACCAGTTTCTACACCTATATTACCCATAATACCCGCAATAGCATCATCAGTTAACTGGGGATAGTTTTCTTTTAAGTAATTATAAATATCAGATTGTCTGCTTCTTTTATTTTTAAATTTCTCTCCAGCTATAACATCTTTACTAGGCTTAGGTACAGGCATGCCAACTTCTGCATACTCAGGTTTCATATTTTGTATTTCTCTACCGTGGTCATTCATCTTTTTAATTATAGGACCGTATATATCTGTAGCTTCTTTGTTTACTACAAACTCACCAGGAGTAAGCCAAGCTGGTACAGTGTCAGTACCTTTAGGTTCTCCAGGATGATCATACATAGGTATTGAGGAAGTCATAGGAGGAACTTCCATTTGTCCTTCTGTAATATCAAACTCGAAAGACCTCATATTCCCATAGCGATCTTTTTGTGTAAACTTCTTTAACTTCATACTAAGCTCCTTTAGCTAACGGTCCGTATGTAACTTCTATTTCCTCAGAGACTTCGCCTCCACCTCTTTTATATCTTATCTTTGATAAAGGTCCCATCATCATTTCTGGTACCATACCACCATGATTAAACAAACCAAATGCTTTACCTGCAAGTAAGCCTAAGCCTACATAAGGTACAGCAGTTCCTAGTGCACCTAATGCACCCATACCACCAGTAGCAGCAGCTCCAGAACCTCCAAACAAACTACTTGACATTAGTTTACCTGCAGCAGCTTCACCTAATTTACCAGCAGCTGCACTACCTGCAGTTGAAGCAATAGTTTCCATAACACCTGGTTGTTGTGCTTGCATTGGTCCGGGATTTGGTTGAAATCTAGCAGCTTGTAGATTTTTTAATTGTTCCTCGTCAGATGGTCTTGCTAATTGTACAACCATTATTTACCTCCTCCACCAGTAGTAGTTTGAGTTTGTTGCTGAGGTGCTGAACCTAAATAGCCAAAGTATCTTGAAGCTACAGTACCAGGAGCATCTAACTTCTGTTGTTCATATGCTTGTCGTGTACTACCAACTTCACCAAGTCCTTTAGTACCTAATGCCATATCTTTTACTCTTTGTTGTTGTATTTGCATTGATCTATCTGCTAATGCACCTGTTAAAGCTGCTTGATTACGAGCAGATCCTAATGATCCACCCATAGCTGCCCGACCTGCTGCAGTACCTGCAAGATTAGCCATATCTCTTTGAGTTGCACCTGTGTAATCAAATGCTCCTGTTCCTGCTATAGCTTGCTCAGATAATGCTTGCTGTGCTTTAAGTGCTGACTCTTGAGCAGGATCCAATGCAGCTACAACGCTGCTTGTATCACCTTCTTCAAGTTTACCAATATCACTTTCGTATCTATCAGTTACATCACTTAGTACTCTTTCTAAATAAGGCTTGAACTCTGGATCAATACCTGATTGAGTAACTGTTTGTTGGGGTGCGCGTCTTCCTCCGCCCATAATTTATTCTCCTATGACACCTCTTATTGAGGTATTTAATTTAGCATTATATCTTTTTGCTAATAGTTTACCATATCTCAATGAATCACTTTCCCCTCTCACTGAGTCTGCCCTCCAGTGTTTACCACCATGTTTCTTAGTATGCTCTATCATAGCATCAAATAATCTATATACTATAAAAGCATTATTTTTATTTTTTAAATTTACAATACAATCTTTAACATCCATTACATAAGTATTATTATAGTAGTTAACATATGCATGCGCTGTTAAAAATCCTTGTATGTTCTGTTCTGTAAAATCACCTATAGCTAAATAGTGTGGATTTGTTTTTTGTTTTTCAACTATATCTAAAAAGTATCTCATCCATACTGCTTCGTTATAATTAAAACCATAAAACTCACCGTTAATTGTAACATATTCTTTCATTAAACGTATTGCGTCTAATGTATCATTGTCCTCTATTAATCTTATCATTTATAGTTTTACCTCGAGCATTAAAACATTTCCACTACCACCAAAATTATAACTACCACTAACACTACCAGTTGCAGTATAAGTTGCACCTTTTGTTAATGTTTCTGATTTTTTTGTAGCAGAATTTTGTTTATTTCTATTACTATTTGCCAAAGAAACTCCAACATTTAAAGTTGTAATACCAGATCCACTTACTGTTAAACTATTAGAAACAGTAGAATTATTACTACTACCATCATCTTGCTCATCAGAACTACCTGTAGTAGCACTAACATTAGCAATAATAACTAAAAATGTACTAAAGTTATCATTATTAGTAGCTGTAAGAGTAGCAAATGCAGTTGAATTACCACTATAAGCACCTTGAACAACCTGCATTATAACACCAAAGTTAACGTTAGTAGCTGTAAGGTTTCCTGTAGTTATCTTATCCGCATTAATGTTTGCGGCAGAAATACTTGTTGAATCAATTCTATCTGATGAAATAGTTCCTGAACTTATTTTATCAGCAGCTATAGTTGCTGAAGTTAAGTCACCTGCTACAAGGCTTCCAGCTACAGTTGAATTACCTCTAATATTAACATTATTAAAGTCAGCATTACCAGATCTATCTATTTGCCAACCTGCTAAACTACCTGCTTGATCACTATAGTTATCTGATTGCAATACAGAACCTATAGGTATAAATCCTTCTACAGTTCCAAATGTTATTATTTGTCCTGGAGCATTACCTGTTTCATTAGTAACTTCTAAAGTTTCTACATGAAAACTTACTTGCCAATGCTTTTTATTAATACTATTTGCACCGCTCATAGCAACAGTAATAGGAACATACTGCCAACCTAAAGTTGATAAAGCCGCACTATTTCCTAAAGTAAAGGTACCTGAATCATAATCATATCCGACTATTACAGCACTTGTTGCAGTACCAGATGTATCTACCGATGGTGCTGAAGGTTTATCAGCATCTGTAGCTGCTACATTATAATATAATATACCAGTAGCTACTGCACCACCATATAATAATTTAGGATCACTCCATTTAGCAGTAACTTGTTCACCAGTTGTTCCTATTATTCTAGCCTCGCAAAACCATATATTAGTACCAGATCTATTTAATTTAGTTTTATCCCAAAATTGGGATGCAGTCCAACTTCCATCACTTACAGTATATTGCACTGAACCCGGATTATCCGGTCTATTTTGAGTTTCTCTATATTGTTTTATTACAAAATTTACTGGCTTATTTGAATATTCTGCAAAAGTAACTCCAACTAAAGGTAATGTAGGATACGCATCTGTATATGGAACATAGGCTACATAACCATTAGCTTCTTCAAATGGTGTAAACTGTTGACCTTTACCCTCTAGTGTTCTAGCGTATACAGCAACTAAAGATGGAGAAGTATTTACAGATTCATTTATATTATCTATTTGATGTTGCATTCTATTAGTAGCTTCAGTAACTGATTTTTCCCAAGCTAATGTAGCAGTATCTTTATTAGGATCTAATGAAGGTTCATTAATTGTCATCTTGTTCCTCCGTCTTGAACTTCTATTTGAATACCTGATAAATTCCATGATGTTGATGTAGTTGTACCGTCATCTATTTTATAACTTATAAATCTACCATTTAATCTAGCATCAGATTTATATGAAGTAGCTACATTAAATGTATTTGTGTTAGTAGAAGAACTTGTAAAATCTATTGTAGCTCCTGGGCTATTACTTGAAATTGTTTTAACATTTAATGTACCAGTACCTTGAGTTAATAAAGCTATTGAGCTAAATGCTTCTGTATAAAACTCAGGTGTTATTGATAAGTTTTTACGTTCTAAGAAAGAAGTATAAGGATCATCAGTATTATCTAATACTCTATGTGTATAACCTATATCCGCTGCTAAGATAGAAGAACCAGAGTTACTTGTTCCTGATGTACATACTTGTGCAAACACTGGAAATAATTTATCAAAGCTAACTGTAGTGTCACTCCAAGGTCTTTCAGCATTTACCGCTCCTTTAACGGGTGCTATAACACCAGATACAATTCCATTTAAATCTCTCACTGTCCAATTATTTAATCTATAATTATATATTAATGCTTCATTACAAACTGTGCTACTATTATTAATAGTGCCATTATCATTGTATGTAATTTTAGGATAGTTAATCCATATTTCATCTTCTTTTTGATTACGTAATATAAATAATTTATTAGCTTTAGCATTGTTTAAATGTTTATAAAAATAATCTCTAACTTTTGTATCAGCTATAGAAGTTATATTACCAGGATTTCCTGAAAATAAATATATATCATTACTACCTACAACTAAATGTTTACCATTAAACTCTACAACACCAGCAGTTGTTTGTGCACCATACTGTGAAGTAACTGGTGAAAATGCAACAGGCGTTACAATACTATTAGTTAATCTTAAATTATGAATAGATGTATTTGTATAGATATACATATTACCTTGAAGCTGTACTAAGTCTTGTACAGTTGCAGTATCTGATAATGTAAATTCATCTGCAGTATTTGTTCCTGCTGCAAATGGATTCCAGTTTTGTGGTACTGAACCTGGTACCGCTACATCTGAAGTTCTTACAACTCCTGGTAAGCTACGTACAACTCCAGCAGTTGTAGTTTCTTTTAAATTACCTGCAACTAAAAAGTTACCAAAAGATCTTATAACACCACAGCTAGTAGCTATAGGATTTCTTGATATAACAAAACATCTTACAATATCATCTTGTAGTATATTAACATTAAAAATAATATTAGTAGTATTAGTTTCAGGGTTATGATATATACCGTATTGAAAATTATTATTATCAGCGCCAGTAGGATTAGTTGCAGGACTTGCTGGTACATCTCCTGGTACAAAGTTAGCTGCATTAGGTGTATTACTTCCCGCATTAGTTGCCGCAGATATTGGAGCACACTCAGTTGTACTTTGATTTGGACTTTGTTTAGTTACAAATAAAGTGTTCTTAGTAAAATCTATTTTTTGTCCTAAATCAAATAGTAAAGGATTTTCTGGTGTAACTCCCGTATCACCAAATGCTAATTGAACAGTAGCTTCTAACACTTTAGGTGCTGAGTTATATGATTCCCATCCTGGTAATTTAGCAAAGTTAGGTACACTACCAATAGCAGTATTATCGGTAGTATCCATTATATAATGTGGTGCTTGTATACCATTGTTTACTATTAAACAAAAGCCTCCGGCAAATTCAGTTGCTTGCCAATTACCTTTATCTTCACCTGAAGTAGTATACCCAGCATCAAATCCTGCATCAGTATAAGATGTACTATTAACAGTTCTACTAAATGAAGGTGTTACATCGTTTATAGTACCATCAGTTCTATAAAGAAATGTACGATGACCTACTACTACACTTCCATGTTTTTGCTCAATAACAAATACATAATAAGTAGTATTGGATGGCACTAAATTAGGATTATTCCACCATGTTATAAATACTATTTGACCAGCAGTATATGTATGAGAAGCACCACCACCAGTAGTTGGCATACTAGGATTTAAATCAGGTGTTAATGCTACATCACCTTTCATTTTATGTGCAGCCATATCTCTGAATCTTATATTTCTGGCATCAGTAAATACATTAGGCGCTAACCCAACTGTTGGTGTATCTTTAACTACACCAAATTGTGGTAAGTTATTAATAGGTACAACTTTATTTGCCATTTAATTCTCCTTAAGCACATTCCTTTTGACCAGTCTGCGGATCTATAAAACAAGCCTCAACTTGCTCCTCTTCTTTAACTGTCTCAAGCGCATTTGCGTTCTTCTCTTTTTCTTCCACGGTTTGAAGGACTCCGAATCGTTTACCACTAAGTCTAAACGTGGTACATCCTTTCGCCCCGCCTTTCCAGGCATCAACATAAACTTGTTTGAAATCTTCATATGTAACTTCATCACCTACATTACAGGTTTTTGAACACGCACTATCTATATAGTTTTGTGCCAATAATAGTACAGCCAAATGCTCATTAACATTTATATCATTGGCTCCACGTCCTTCGATTCCTTTATTGTAAGCATAATCTTTTACTCTCTCTGTCTTAGGCCCTTCAAAAGTTTGTATAGTTCTATCATAGTAATGACTAAATACAGGTTCAATACCTCCACTAACATTATCAGCAACTAAACTAATAGTACCTGTTGGTGCTATTGAAGTTAAGTGACTATTACGAATTCCATATTCTCTAATTAATTTTTTAACTGAAGCTGGTAATCCTCGAACAAAGTTTGATTTTAAATAATCTTCTCTATATAATGGGAAGGCACCCTTTTCTTTTGCTAATAATGCGGATGCTTTATATGTAGTATCACGTAAACATGCAAATACTTTTTCAGCCCATATCATAAAATCTTCAGAAGCATATGGCTTACCAAGTAATTCACCAGCATTTGCTAAGCCAGTAACACCTAAGCCCATTCTTCTTTTATCTTTAGCTTCGTCAGCTTGTTTCTTTAATGGATAAATTGTTCTATCAATAACATTATCCATAGCTCTTACTACTTCGTATATATCTGATTTAAATCTTTTGAAATCAAATTCAAAATGTGATTCAGCTACTTCACCACCTGCAATTTGTTCTTCATCTAAGTACTTTGTTAAATTAAATGAACCTAGTAAGCACGCGCCATATGGTGGTAGCGGTTGCTCACCACACGGATTTGTAGCAAATATATCTTCACAGTAATAAAGGTTATTCATTTCACCTATACGATCAATAAATAAAACACCAGGCTCAGCCCAGTCCCAAGTGCTATCCATGATTTTATCCCAAAGGTCTCTTGCGCATATCGTTCTGTATGGCTTTCCCTGGAATTCCAACGTAAAGCTGCTATCCAAATCATTAGTCAATGCCTCCATAAATTTATCAGTTATACCAACACTAATATTAAAACCAGTAAGCTTATCAGAATTACGTTTAGCCATAATGAATTCTTCAATATCCGGATGGTCGACTCTGAGGACACCCATCTGCGCCCCACGTCTGTGTCCTGAGCTAGCGATGGTTTGACACACAGCATCAAAGATACCCATGAAGGAAACAGGGCCGCTAGCCTGGCTATCGAGCGATTTAATTTTGTCACCTCTTGGTCGGATGCGACTAAAATCATAACCAATCCCACCCCCTCTACGCATTGTTTCAGCAGCTTCACTGGCCTTCTCCATTATACTGTTCATGTTATCCTCGATTACTCCTGACACGAAACAGTTATATGCAGTTGTAATTCTATTAGATCCTATAGCAGCTTGTACTCTACCTGCTGGTAAGAATCTCATATTGCCTAATATATCTTCTAGCTTATACCGATGTTCATCATCATCTGATAAAGTTCTTGATATTCTTTTAATTTTTTCATCAAAGCTTTCGTCTTTTTGTCTATATTTCATTTCATCTATTTCTTTTGATATAGATGATTCTGGTCCTAAATATTCTGTATTATGCATTATTGCACCCCCTAAAATTACGATGTTATAGGGGACATTTAATTATCTTTCATTTTACCGATTTTATCAACTAATACATTAATTTGAGCTTCTAATGCACGCTCTTCTGGACGCTTCTTTCTAGCACCTAAGTAACCAGCTAATATCCATAGTACTCCAATAACTACAGCTATACCAATCATATACTGCATGAAGTTTGCAATAGCGAAAGACATTAGTTCGTAAAACGAATTTATCTGTCCATCTTCACCACCGTAATCGGCAGCACTTAAAGGCGCATCATCCACTGCTATGCTTCCAGCCAGGGCACCACCCGCAGTCACACCTGCAACTATCGCAGGACTTGACGTCATCAGACTTGCAACAGCCGCAGCGCCAGAAGCGCCAGCACCCGTAACAATATCTGAAAAATCTGTTCGGCAACCCGCTAATAATAATATAGGCAGTATTAAATACCTCATAAAGTTTTCTCCTTATCATCTTTCCTCCTCTCTTTAAATTTACATTGTTCTCTCATAGTTAACTGTGGTTGAAACTTTTCTTTTACGTTAGTACTATTACAATTATCTATAAACATCATCAATGCTTTAAATGCAAATCCTTGAAATATTAATTTATTATTGTTATAAAATTTTCCTCGATCTCTATTTATTTCTAGTTTATATTGTTTATGTGCATATTTCAAAGTATTCCTCGTTGTACAAACATCCATAAAGTCCCTACGATGGACCCTACAAATACGATTCCTAATAATATGATTCCTACTACTTGAATCATATTTCTACGTAGCTCAGCTTGTTTATATAAGGTTTCTTGTCGTTCTTTACGAATTTTAGCTTGCATTTTTAAAAGATCACTCCATGCATTTGGACCATGTACCATATTAATCCATGTACGTAATTCTTCTTCCATAGCTTCTGCTTTCTTTTTAGCTGCAAACGCATCCATAGCTTCTTGTTCTACACTACTCCCTGCAAATAATTTTTTAAATAAAGGTGGATTTTTAGACATCTTAGCTGCATGATTTACATCAGAGACTGCTCCCATCCATCTTCCTATATCGCCGTACATTGACTCGACATCTTTTCCCATTTGGAAGCCCTTCTTAATTAACGTGAAGGCGGTTGAGGCCGTCGCGAGAGCTGTTACAGGATCCATATATTATACCTCTCTATTCTTTTTTCCTCGGTATACAATATGCTTTCACATATATTTTGTCCCCTGCTATTCTTTGATTGTGATTTTGTTGTGCAACTTTTCGAGAATATTCTAAACAAGTGTCTAAGTTATTAAAATATACGGGCTCTTGTTCTTTACTCGCTAAGAATACAATCAGCACCCATAACATTACTTCATCCAGCCTGAAGCTAAATTACTTAGTACTCCTATTGAACCTGCTAATCCCATCATTAACCAGAAGGCGCCTCTCCAACGGTTAGCGGTAGCTTTTAAATCTTTAACGCTGTCTCGCATTTCTTTCATGTCTTCTTGCATAGCTTCAACTCTTTCTTCTAGCCTAGCTAAAGCAATCTCTAATTTTTGTTCTTGTGACATTTTAGTCTCCGTTGAAAGTTTCATTTCGTTTTGTCATTTAATTTATTGTATAAAGTAAATAATGACTCTACTTTCTTTTCAGCTTCTTTTACAGAACTTTCAGTTCTAACTGAACTAACAAAATTATCTTGTATTTTTTTATTAGCTGCTTCACAATCATCATTTAATTTATCAACATCTTTTCTTAATGAAGTAACTTCTGTTTGTAATCTTACCGCTACAACTAAAGCACCTAAAAAGAAAATTAATTGTTCCCAGTATTGTAACAAACCATCCATATTATTTAACTCCATTCAGAAGTAGCTAATATATTAGTCATCTCATCAGAAGTATATGGTCCTTCCGAATTTTCAATATTAGAAATAAAAGATGGATCTGAATCACTTTCCCACTTTATAAATGTTTTAGTATTATCATTATTATATTGTAAAGAATTTAAAAAAGAATTCCATATACTAGTATTATCACTCATAGTACCATATTCAAAAAAAGAAAGTTCATTTAAGTTTAATATATGATTTTCTTTATCAATTTCTGATTTAGGTATAATTAAATATTTAGCCATTATTTAAACCCCCTAGTAAAGCCAATAGCTACAGCACCATTACTTGCAGTATTGCCACTAAAATAACCGTATATATTTTGTGACATAGTTCCTGAAGCAAAACGATAATAACTAGCATTTCTTTCATTAGTTCCATGATCTCCTGCACCCATAAGAGTATATGCTCCTTCCATAGATCCTTTATACCAAGTCCAGTTATTAGTTGAGTTACTTGTATTATTTAATGCTAATTTAAGAAAATGCGTATATCCTGTAGGAAAATTAGTTGTTCCTACTTGATTGCTAGTGTTAGCCAGAGTTCTAGAGCTAGTACTATAAGTAGTACCAACACCCTTAAAAGTACCACCTACATCATTAACGTCATCAAATATTAAAATTGAATAAGATCCATCTCCTCCATAAGTATTAACAGGAAAACTAACGCTAATAGTTTTACTTCCAGTACCAACATCCATGGTTTTTTCAAAAACACCTGTTACATTATAAGCAGAATAGCCTGCATTATTAGTAACATAATCCATAGTAGTTCCATCAAATGAAAGAGTACAAGCATTTAACCAAGTGGCAGGATTATAACTTGAACCAAGACTTAAGGGTCTATAAGAAAAAGCAATAATAACATGTCTTTTACCGCTTGTTACAGTAGCATTTTGAACAGTATAATTTAAACTATAACTAGTTCGATATACATTACTACTCCAAGTATCATTAAGATAACCTGTTTCTGTTAATGCAACAGAAGCCGATCCTCCGCCTCCTCCTCCTCCAGAACCGCTTGCTCCATACCATTCATTAAAAGACATTTGTGTTCCAGCACTTTTACTAATAAGCGCTCTAACATCTGCATCATTTATTCCTACAGTAGTCCCTGAAGAACCCCCAGCTTCAATATGAATTTGATTTAAAGATAAAGCTCCTGATGATGGAAGTGTCATTGTTTTACTCCACTAATTTTTTAAGTTCGTCTATTTGTTTCTGTTGCTCTTTAATAGCTTCAATAAGAACACCAACCATATTTCCGTAAGCTACAGATTTATATTCACCATCTGTTACAACCTCTGGTAAAACTTTTTCTATCTCTTGAGCAATTACACCAATGCTTTTTTCTTCTTCTTTAGTATAAGAAACACCTCGCATATTCATTACTTTGTCTAAAGCATTATCTATAGTTTTAATATCAGACTTTAATCTTTCATCTGAGTAAGCTGTTATATTATCAGAAGCAGTTAAAGTACCAGTAACTTCTACTCCACCAGATTTAGTAGTTAGCTTAATATCAGAATAATGGGCTAACCTTACTTCTCCTGTACTACCACTTACCACTATATAGTTTGAAACACTTCCATTACCTATACCACTATCATTTCTAATTAGTATATCTTGATCTACATCATAATTGCTTATATTAAACTCACCAGTTGAACTTGAAATATAAGATCTATCGGTACTAGTATTATGAAATATAGACATATTAGATGAAGATGATGAAGAGCTATCAAGAAATTGAAGTTGACCAAGACCAAATATTTTTAAATCACTGGTTGACTTATCCCACATCATATCATAATTATCACCAGTGAAAGTCACATCTCCTGTGAAAGTTCCGCCACTAGTTGGCATACCAGAACCACTACCTCCACCAGGAATATTAATTGTTTTTGTAGCACCGGTTCCACTTGCAGTAACACCATCACCAGTAAAGTTTAAAGTAGTAGCTGTTGTAGATAATGCACTTCCTGCATTCTGTACTGTTACTCCACCACCACTACCACTACTCTCATCAGCAAATTCTAATTGACCTATAGCAGTTGCACCAGAACCACTAATACTTTTTACTTTTAATATTTTATCAGCTGCTATTTGATTATCAGGAAGTATTAAAGTATATTCTTGTGCTGCACTATGAGCAGGAGATTGAATCTTTACTCCATGACTATTTTCTGGGCAGTTAAGTGTTATTGTTCCAGCAGTACCACCACTAACACCTTGAATTTCTATACCAGTAGATTTAGTCGCAAGTTTTACAGCGGATGCACCAGCGGCTGCATGGTATAATCTTGCTTCACCTGAAAAGCCTTCTGCTGCAATATAAGTAACTGGATTCCCTCCAACATTTTGATCATCAGCTTGAATATATACTCTTTTGTTCTCTGCCTTATTTTGTATATATAAATCGCCTGTAGTACCATTATGCTTTATTATACTATTGGATGAATTATTGTGTTCAATTTCAAGATTTGTTCCTGATGTGCTACCAAATAAAGTTTTAGCATAATTATCAAATACAAAAGCACTTTCTGATTTATCCCATACGACATTATAGTCATCACCAGTAAACGTAACGTCACCTTCGTGAGTAGCACCATCAGTAGTAATAATACCAGTAATATCTACTCCCGTAGATTTAGTCGCAAGTTTTACACTACTTGAGCCTGAAGCCGCATGGTATAACTGAACTTCACCTAAACTGCCATCTGCTCTAAAATAAACAGCAGTACCGCCAGTCCCGTTATCAGTATAAATATCAACATCTTTATCATCTGCATAATTTAAAATTGCTAAATTATTTGTATAGTTTTTAAGAGTTGTATTAAATGATCCACCAGAATGTGTTATTGCAAAATCATTCTGGGAACCAAACATTGCTTCAGCACCGTCAGCAAATTTTATAGAATTAGTTGACTTATTCCATGCAACATCATAGTTAGTACCTTCAAAAAGTACGTTACCATTTACAGTTAATCCAGTAAGCTCTCCAACTGAAGTTAAACTTGAAGCAGTAACCCCTGAAGCAAGTGTAGTACCTGTTAAGCTGTCTGCAGCTACACTACCACCACTGGCTGCAGCTTCTAAACTAATTTTTCCTGTAGAATTGTCATAGGTTAATACATAATTATCTTGACCAGAACCAACTGTTTGATCACTGTCAAACTTAAAATTACCTAATAGTATGTCACCAGTTGCATTAGGTCCATTATTATTAAGAGTCATATCACCTATAGCACCAGTAAGTGTAACATTTCCACCAGTAGCATTAATATCTACATTACCAGCACTTGAATTAATATCTACTATTGCACCATTTAGTTCAAGTTCAACATCTGCAACTAAATCAAGAACACCATCTGCTGATTGATGAATGTATGTTCCACTATCACCAAACTGTAATTGATTATCATTACTTAATCTTAAACCATCATTGTGAACATGAGTTAAAACAACTTCAAGGTCAGCACCAAAAAATATACGACCTGCATCAGAATTAAGAACAAGATCATCTCCAACTTTCAGATCAACACCAATTATAGCATTTTTAGCTACAGATAATCCACCATCAGTTTGTAGCGAACCATCTGTTGTGCTTGTAGCATCTGTTGTATCATCTACTATTATTCTACCAGTTGCAGTAATAGCACCAGTAACGTCAACTCCAGTAGATTTAGTTGTAAGTTTAGTCATGTTATAGTGATTTAATTTAACTTCACCTACAGATCCATCTAATGTAATATAAGCTGTTGTATTACCATCATTAGAATCATTCATTAAATACAGATTTTTATCATCAGCATTCTGTGTTATATATAAATGACCAGTAGCATTATTTATATTACCGCTGCCACCACCACTCGCATCATGATATATCTGTAAGTCATTTCCAGCACCAAGTTTTAGAATACTATCAGTACCACCAGTACCAGCATCACCGAGTAACACATCACCACTTACCTCTAATTCAGTAAGAGTAAGTTTACCAGTAGAATTTAATCTCATTCTTTCAGTAGCTGCTTCATCACTAGCTACTTTAAAAACTAAATCTGTTTCATTGTTATTAGTAAGAAAATTACCAGAAGCTTCCGCTTGAATAACAGCAGAGATTACAGTAGCATCTCCACCCCCAGATTCATCTGGAGCTTGGAAATGTATTGCTCCAAGTACCTCTCCGGTAGTTACTTCAGTGTCAGAAGTTTGTAAATTTAATATTGCACCATCAGAAGTTTTAGCTGTAATATCACCTATTACATCAAGTTTGGTACTAGGAGATGTAGTCCCTATACCTACATTACCAGTACTACTAATTCTTAATCTTTCAATTAATGTATTACCATGAGGTCTTGTTAAAAATCGTAATGTACCAGCATAATTACCACCTGTAGTATTTTCTTTTGTTCCTTGTATAGTTGCAAGACTAACAGTACCCGTACTATTAGGCTGATAAAGTGACCTAAAAACAATACCACCACCAGGATTTGTACCATTATAAGCAGTGTTAGTATCATAAAGTCCTAACATGGCTAATCCATCTGCAGAGCTTGTATTAGCTCCTGATATATTTAAAAGATAATCTGGTGATGCAGTTCCTATACCTACTCTATCATTAGTACTATCTACTTTTAACACAGAAGTATCTATAGTTAAATCGCCACTAGCCTGTAAACTTGTTGCAGCTACTTTACCTGTAACATCTATTCCATCATCCATTGTTACTAGTTTTTGAATACCATCGTGGTAAAGTTCTACTGAACCGTTTTCATTACCTTTAAGCATATTTTCATTGTTAGAAGAATTTCTTAGCTGTATTACGTTTCCAGCAAGTTGTAAATTACCACTTCCAACATCTTTTATAACACCATTACTACCATTGGAAAATATTTCTAAATCACTACCAAATTTAGCTTTGGCATTGGCAGGAAACTCTAAAGCATCATCCGATTTATCCCATACTACATTGTAGTTAGCGCCAGTGAATGTAACATCCCCATCATGTGTAGCGCCATCATCAATAACAGTTCCAGTTACTTCTATTCCAGTAGATTTGGTTGCAAGTTTTAGACTTGATGAACCAGAAGCTGCGTGATATAATTTAACTTCACCGTCACTTCCATCAGCTTGAAAGTACTTAGTAAAACTCCCGGTACCATCATCATTATATATATATACTTGGCCATCATCAACAGTTTGGAATATATTAAAAGATCCAGTGTGATTTATAATAGAAGAACTACCAGAGACATGAGATAGTTTCAAACCAGCACCACCAGAACTATTCATTAAATCTATACCAACACCACTAGAAAATCTTAAATCATCAAGAGACTCATCCCAAAGCATATAATGACCTGATGTTGCTCCAAAAAACTTAACATCATGCCCTGTATCGTCAACTCCTACAGTTAAACCACCAGTAAAAGTGGTATCACCATTAAAAGAAGAATTTCCAGTAACATCAAGACTACCTGTAACGTCTAACTGATCAGCACTTTCATCCCATTCCATATACTTTCCAGAAGTAGTACCAAAGAATTTTACGTCATGTCCTGTACCATCAGCACCAACTGTTAATTGACTTCTTTGAAATACACCATCTGCTGATGCATCCCACATCCAATACTTACCAGCAGTATCTCCATAAAATACAACATCGTGACCTGTATCGTTTACCCCTACTGTAAGAGAAGAATATAAATTTATATTATTATTAGAAGCTGAACTAAATTCTGCTACTGTAGTAGCAGAACCATCAACACCTCTTACTATTCGTAAATTTCCACCATCACTTCCAGAAGATCCATATCCATTTTCAATTTTCCAATCAGTTAAGCCATCAGCACCCCAAGTATCATTTGCTCCTCGCATAAGTTGAATTTCAGATTCTGGATTAGTTCCAGTATCAGCATGAACAACTAACTTTATATCACCAGCTTTTTTAAAAGTTACATCACCAGTTGCTGATAAAGTCGTAAAAGCACCAGTGCTAGGAGTTGTTGCACCTATTGATGAGTTGTTTATTGTTCCACCACTTACATTACCTTCTAAGTTTGCAACTAGCGTACCAGTAGCATAACTTCCTGCAGTAGTATCAACTATTGTAGTAGGTTCTACTTGTAAATCTTTAAATAATTTAAACTTGCCACTGTCATTAGCATCTCTAAATAAACCAGCATATAAATCTTGTGAACCTGAAGTATCATACAGTCCATAAAATCCTATATCTAAACTATCGTCTGTATTATTATTTTTAGCTAATTTTATTAAAGGATCTTCTACAGATAAATTTTCTGTATTTATAGTTGTAGTTGTACCATTGACTGTAAGATTTCCTGCTATAGTAACATTGTTAGGTAGTCCTACTGTTACTGTGCCTCCACTTTGACCAACTTCAACTTCGTTAGTTGTTCCATTAAATGTTATAGTTTCACCTAAAGCTCTAGCTGTAGCAGTAGTACCATCTGTAATTGTTATAGATGAGTTAGCTAAGTTACTATTAGCAATAGCTGTACCATTCCAAGTACCAGTTGTAATAGTTCCAAGAGTAGTAATAGAATCTTGGCCAACATAGTTTGAGTCAATATCAATTGCATCATCGCTTACTGAAATACGATTTGTAGTTCCACCTACAGCAAGAGTAAGAGCTCCACTGTTTCCACCACCAGTTAAACCATTACCTGCAGTAACTCCTGTAATATCTCCAGGATGAGCATCTACATAAGCTTTGATAGCTTTAGCTGAAGCAAGAGTATCATCATTTGAAGAGACATCACCAAGATCGGTATCTAACACACCTGATTTTAAATTGTCTACTTCTAGATTTGATATTGTATTATTGTCAGCATCAATATTTTTATCAGTGAAAGTTTGGTTACCTGTCAATACAGCTACTGTATTATCAATAGCAAAAGTCATTGTATTGTTAGAACCTGTAGTTGTTATACCTGTTCCACCAGCTAGTGTGAGTGTTTCAGTATTTAAATCTATAGATAATGCTCCACCAGCATCACCTTGAAAATCTAAATCCTGAGCATCAACTTGTGAATCTACGTATGCTTTAATACTTTGTTGTGATGCAACTTTAACTGCAGAGTTACTACTCATGTCGTCTTCATCTAAGAAAGCATTACCACTAATAGTACCAGTAATAACTGGATTTGCTGAAGTAACAATATTAGCCTCAGCTGCTGTTTGATTAATCCATTTAGAAGATGTAGTATCATAAGCTAATACTTCATTATCTGCAGGTGTACCAGTTATATTAACATTAGCTAGTGCATCTAATCCTGTAAGCTCTATAACTTTAGCGTAGTGTAAAGCTGAATATCCTGTAGTTCCATCTGATAAAGTAAATTGATTATTATAAGGTTCAAAAGCTATTTTTTTATTATCTGAAAGTATATTAGTAATAACCGCATCTAAAGTTTGTAAACCTGAAGAAGTAGCTGAAAATAAACTTCCTTGTGAGTTGCTAGAGGTAGCTCCAGTTAAATCTGTAGTATCAGGACTTGCTGGTGTACTATAACTAAAACCTGTTGTATCACTTGTAGCTGGCATTATATTAACCCTCTCCCGTTAAAATTTATTTGAACGTTTCCTCCTGATGCTCCTCTTTTATTATCTTCGTCATTTAATTGTGCTAACTCTTCTATAAATAACTGTTTATATTTTTTAGCTTGGTCTTCATCTTGTAAATAATAGAAAGATTCTGCAAGTGATCCATATAATAAAAGCTTTTCATTTTCATCTCTTAGCCAATGGGCTACTTCAGTACCTATATATTTTGTGCTAGTTGTACTTGAAAATGTAACTGTTTGTCCTGTAAGATTTTGCGTATCATTTGCAACTAAAGTTATATTAGCTGTAGTAGGACTTGTATAATTTATAGTATCTACTTTAGGGGGAGCACTTGTACTACTATTAAGAGCTATTCCTGTTCCTGATAGTTCATCACCAGCTACTATATGTCCGCTCCCACCTGTTAAATTAGTAAATGCAAAAGGACCTACTCCATTAGCAGTAGGAGCAGTTCCTGTTGCTTTAGTAGTATCCGCTGTAACTGCTTCTGCATGCGTAGCATATTTAACAGAAGGTGAACTTGTTACATTGTATAAATAAGTTGTACCATTAGCAGTAGCTAAATATCCTGCAGTAAAGTTTGCAGGTGTAACATCATATAAAGCATTTAATGCTGGTAATCTTTTATAATAATGTAGTTCAGCTTTAGTTGGTGTAAAAGCTGTAAACCCTGCACCAAATCCTGGAGAATAAATAAGAATGTTACCTACTCTTGACCAATAAGATGCTTGTGTTTTTTCTGCATAAATATCATTAAAAGTTCTAAGATCCGTCTTTTCATTAAACACACGGCAAGTTCTTCCATCATCATCTATTTCTCTTAGCTGAATAAACTCAGTAAGATCTGCAGGAATAGTTAATTCAGTTTTACTTGTAGCTCTATTATTAGCTGAAGTAGTAGCTGCATCTAATTGTGTCTTAGAATAAGTAACAGTTTGTTCTAATGCTGTAACTCTAAGTTTTCTATAAACGTTATCAGCTGCAAACTTCATACAATCTTGAACAACATTATCCTCTAAAACTGTATTATCTTTATTAGCCCAGTCTTGTATCTTATCTATGAAAGCATCGTATTTAGGCGTACTCATATTGCTCTCCCTAAGTATTTACAAGTAAATGTTTATATTCTGTTTGTAATATATACTTTAACTTTTTCATTTTATCTCTATCACGCATAAACGTACCATCGTGTAAATTTATTCCATGATCTTCATTAATTTTAATAGCTACAATATCTGGTATAGTGGCCATCTTTCTAAAACCACTTTTATTTTGTTTTCCGAAATAAGCTTCTCGATCTCTATCTAGCCTAGCATTATTTAAGTATTGAGTGACATCTTGCTTAGCTTCCCAATCTCCAGAAGATAAATCAAAGCCTGCTCTAATACCTTGCTTTGGATTTATTGTAGCACTACCAAATGTGAATTCGTTTTCTTTTGCCATCCTCTTCTCCTATTAAGTAGCCGGTTCTGTAATAGCTATAAACCTACCTGACTTACCAATGTAACCTAATAAATCTCCAGCTGTTGCTGTGCTAGGATCATCTGCTAATCCAGGATTTGGTTCTGCATCACCTGTATTAACTCTAATAAGTTGTAAGTGAGTTAATTTATAACCACCGCCTGTTGCTGCACCTATTCTGTATACACACTTTTCTACTGGATATATATTTCCGTTTGCTGTTTTTATAACGTACATTGTTCCCTCCGTTATTTTTTATGTTGTTTACGTATGGCTTCTTTACCTTTTTTAAATATACTAGCCACTTGATTTTTCTTCATTACTTTAGCTCGCTGTTCTCCAACGGTAAGGATTTGAATTTTTCTTGCATACGGTTTATTGATCCTTTTAACCTTAGCAACCGTTGCTCTGGCGTCAGATGGAGTTGCGAATTTGATTCCAACCGTGTCCTTAGGATTTTCATCTGTATAAAGACGCCTCCCAGAACCTTTAGGTTTTTTTCCGGTTCCTTTTTTTGGATCTGCCATTTTTATTTCTCTCAAGTTTATTTATATCAGCTGCAGTTATTTTCTTGCGAGGTGGCGCTACTGCGGCTAATCTTTTTTGTTTAGCCGAATACTTACTATAAGGCATTACTTCATATTCTTTTTCTTAGATTCAATTATTTTCTTTTTTAAATGATCTGGTAAATTATGCTGGCGTCCTATTAATACTGCTCCACCTTCTTCATAATACTTAGCTACACCGCCCATTGCTTTATAAGCAACTTTACCACCATCTTCATAATTGTAAGCTTTTCCTCTACCAAATGCATTTGAACTACCAAACATTGTTTTGGTTATATCTCTTGCAAATTGATCTTTTTCCATAGCTTTTTGTGAGCTTCTTGGACTATAAGATCTTGAGCTTTTACCAGATCCTGATACTTTACCCATTACAATAACAGGTTTATTTTTTCTTGGTGGTTTAGGTCCCATTAATCTCTCCCTGTAATAACTATACCGCCATCAGCATAATACTTTGACATTTTACCGCCGGCTTTTTTATACATTTTATTTCCAAACTTCATTTGCATCTTTTTTATTTTTTCAACAGAACCAGGATAAGCCTTATTCATTAGCTCAGGGTTCTTTTTAGCTTTTTCTTTTGCAGCAAGAAAGGTTGCAAAATTACCAGCTTTATATGAATGCATTGTAGGATTTTTAGAACTTTTAGTTTTATTAAGTAATTTCTTTTTTATTTCTGTTGCTCTTTTAGCAGCATCTATATTAAGTGCACTTTTAAGAGACATTGGCGGTTGAACACTTTTTGCCATATTTATTCTCCAATAAAAAGGAGAGACTAATTAAAGCCTCTCCTAAAAGTTTTAGTTAAGTCCGTAGATTGCTCCACAACCTAATGGATTACGTACTTCAAGAGTACATTCTTCAACCATCATACCTTTAGTTGAATCACCTTGCTGACCTACATCAACCTCTTGTAGGTTTCTTAGGTAAGCTGTAGCAAACCACATTGGATCATAAATCAATGCTGAGAAGTTAGCCATGTCTGGTTTACCGTCTGAAGTAAACTTAGTACTACCACTTCCGTCTCCTAACATATTATCAAATACATTAGATAGACCCATAATATAGTTAGGCATAACCATAATTTCACCAAAGTCTGACATATAAACATCAACAGATTGTCTTAATTGACCACCTGCATCAATGTTTCTAACTACGCCTGTATCACTAATCATAAGATCAGAGAAGTCTCTTCTTACTTTTGGTGATACCATAATCTTTGTAGCTTTACCACCTTGCTCATAAATCTTCTGCATAACAGAATCAATATCAGTAAGTGCTAAACTTCCTCTTGTTGGAGCAGTAGAATCTGAAGCGTTTACGCTAGCTCTTGGAACAGCAGTACCTTGATTATCATTACCTGCACCTGTTGTAGCAGCTGAAGGAGCTTCAAACTGTCCTACATAAACACATGTGCTTGCACTATTAATAAATGATTGATAACCGCCTGCAGATCTTGCATTACCGTCTTGTGCAGCAATAGCAGCAGATACGTTATAGCTGTGAACCATATCAAATTCAACATCTCTTCGTAGTTCTGTACCACGCTTCTTAAGCTGATATGCATATTCGTCTGCAACACCTGCTTGGTCAACGGCACGTCTTGTTCCTGACACAGCAATAGTTTTACCATTGATCTGTGTGTAGTTACCTAGTCTGGTTCTTTGAGGACCTGACTCTGCAAACTTATTTCCTACAGCAGGAGTTGCAGTACCACCACCAGAAGCTGGGGCTAAGAAGTCTTGACCTTCAGGGATTCTTGAATCACCTGGAGCTTCAAGTGTGTCTGTTTGCCATTCATGATAAATAGCAGTTGCGGATGATTTACCAATGTCTGATGTGAACGGAGTCTCATCTCTAGTAATCATTGTTATAAAGTTCGCTAGGTCTTCTCTTTGCGAGACATTAGCACCTGGGCCACGTGTTGGACCTCCTGGGCCTCCGGTAGCGCGAACAGCTAATAAGTTAGTCATATCTTAATTCTCCTAAGATTAAATATTAGATAGTGACCGCTCAGCTAGACTTCTTAAAAATGCATCTTGATCTTCTTTACTTGAATTCTTACTTAAAGCCCTTTTACGTAATGCTGCAGCAGCATCAAGTTTTTTAGTTTTTTCAGGCTTAGCTTTTCTAACAGGAACTTTTTTAGAAGGCACAGCTTTTCTTTTTGCTTCACCTTTTTTAATTCCCTGTTTAAGAATTCTATAATCATTAACAAACTTAACTATATTAGGATCAACAATAGTATCTAATACTTCTTGTTTAATACCTTCATTAAGTGCAAACTCACGAATATCTTTAGCAACAGTCTCATTAAATCCAGGAATTAAAGTTGGAATAGTTTCATCAAATATTTTTATTTGTTCATTCCAGGCTTTTTGTACCTGCTCTTGAGATTTTTCAGCAATAGTTTTTTGTAAACTTTCTCGCTCTTTTCTTGCTGTCCAATATTTTTTTTGAATTTGTTCTCGTTTATCTTTAAGTTCACTAAGAGTATATGTATCATTTTCATCACGAGCTTTTTCAATTTGTTCTTCAACACTGTGAAAATCTTTTGCATGACTTTGCTCTGATTTATATAATACTGCAATTGAAGTATCCGACATTTCTTTTACTTCTTTAAGTTTATCTTGATACTCTTTTTCTAAGTCTTTCCTTGCGTCACCAAGTTCACGACCCTTTTTAGATAGAGATTGTTCAGTAGAATAACCTTTAATAAGATCATTAAAAGAAACTTCAGTATCTTGCCCATCGATCTTAATAGATACTTTTGCTTCTAAGTCTAATTCTTCAGGAGTAAATAATGTAGTGTCTTGGGTAGCGGATTCTTCATCGGCATCCTCAACCACTTCTTCAACTTCTTCAGTTTCAGCTTCTTCTTCAACTTCTTCTTTTACAGGTTCATCAGTTTCTTTTGGGTCTTCTATTTCTTCTGATTCGCCTGGGTCTACTTCAGGTACTTGCTCTTCGGGTAGAGATTTTTCTTCTTTCGGTACGAAGTCCGAATTAGAAATAATGTCAGCCAGCAATTGTTCTTGTGTTCGACCATCCTTTGCAATAGCGTCATCCGCAGGTGGGGTAGAGGCTACTTCTGCTTCGGTTATTTGTTCACTCATTTCTTAACTACCTCTTTTTTAGGTTTTAATAGTGAATGGTATCTCTGTTGTAATTGATACAAATAATATAATTTATCACAGTTAAGTTTAGCTTTACCACCACTTCTGCTTGAATCATATTCTAATGTATTAATCATTTCTTCAATATTCTGTAATAATCTATCATAATCAATTTCTCTGATTATCATCATTGCCCTCCTTTAGGTATGGAATATTTTTTCCATATGTCTCGAAGTTTATCATTCTTTCTTTAACACTACCAAGTGCCATAGCTGAAGAGTAGAGGAACTCTCGAGATTTTGTTTCATGTGGTTCGGTCTTTAACCACTCAACAAATAAGTCAATTAAGACTTCGCCATATACTTCATCAAAAAATTCATCTCGTTCTTTAGATGCGAAGTGCCCTTTAACATGGGCACGCCGCGCTAATTCTTCAGGATGTATTTTATGTTTACCGTATGACTTTTCATTACCCAGCCTCTTCTCAGCTGTCTCACGGTACTTATCCATACTAGCCGCCAAATATCATGACTAGTGTTGGTGTAATTACTTCCTTTGCTAAACCAATAGCTAGTACAGCTTTGATGCCAAAACTAACTACGCCTGAAAATGTAATTGGATCCATAATGTCCTCCTATTTAATTTTAATTAATTTGGGTTTCTTTTCTTCTGGAATAATTCTTTCCAGTAATATAGTTAAAAGACCATCTTCTAACTTTGCGTCTTTAACTTCAATGTCATCTGCAATTGTAAACTCACGGGTAAACTTTCTATATGATATACCTTTGTAAACGTTTTTTGTATCATGTTCGTTTTCTTTTACAGATTTTATTTTTAATACATTATCTGCAACTTCAATTTCAATATCTTTTTTACTGAAACCTGCAAGTGCCATTTCAATTCTAAAATTATATTCATCGTCCTTCATAATATCATATGGAGGATATGTTTTAGTTACTCTTGAACTATGCGCAAGCTGATCGAATAAACGATCAAAGCCAACAGCATAAGGTGTTAATGTATTAAAGTGATCAAATAAAGTTAATGTTTGATTCATAAGTTTTCTCCTTTGTAAGCAAGATTGTTAGTAACCCATTAGGCGTTACTATTTATTAATTATTTTACGTAACCATTCAATATATTTTTGAAGTAGTTCTTTATTCATATTAAGCACTAGCTTGAAGTACGTAAACTTTTTCGTTAACTTGTGCAGCAGTTCCATGTGCGGTTTTAACATTATGTAATGTTTGATTTCCATTACCAAGTCCTGTTACTCTTGAAAATGATTTTGCAGCTATATATTGATTGCTCAATACTGTAGTTGCTCCTGTCTTTACATCAAAAGTAAGTGGCGAATCAGTATCATTACAAACCATTATAACACCGGCTGTTCCACCTGCGTTAGTTGCGATATTTCCTGATTGAGCTGCACCTATACCAGATGCGTTTATTGTTACTGTTTCTACAGTTGCCATAATTATTCTCCCTTTAAAATTTGTTTGGCCATCATTATAATTTGAGCATAGTTAGGATGCTCAGCTATTGGGGCACCTTCCTTAGTTGCTTTAATATTAAGGTCAGCCCATTCTTGATAATGTTTATCTATAGCTACAGCTAATTGTTTTGCATTATCATCTTCAGTATTTTTAGTTTGAGCTTGTGTAAAACTTACATTTGCCTCCGCTAAAGCGGAATCTGCTGCAGCTTTTCTCTGAGCTAATCCCATATCTACTTCAGCTTTTTGCGATTGCATTTGCATAGCTTTTACAGCTCTTTGTTTAAATTCGTCAGTAGTATAATCTTCTAAGAAATCATTACTATCTATATTCATAGCTTCTATTAATTTAGTTGCTAATACTGCAGGTGCTTCAGGTTTAATGATTATACCCGCACCTTGCGTATTAAGTGCTGGTAATATGTCTGAGCCTATCTTAGATAACTTTTGAATCATATTAGCATTTGAGTTTTCACCAATATCTAAAGCTATTTCAACATCCATATTTTTTGGAAGGTCATCCATATTAACAGTACCATAGATACCATCCATATTATATGAAATCATACCCTTCATATTCTTTGACATAGTATGATATAAACCAGATATTAATTTTTTAAATCCTGTTTCAGCAAATCTACGTGCAATATGTTGTATTCTTTTTTGTGCTGCAGACTGCACAGCAGCTAGTTTCTGCTCTGAGTTACCTGATATATATAAAGTATCATTAAGGCCTTGTGCGGCCTTCGACATGCCCGTTGCTTGCTCCTTTATTACTTGTAAGTATTCTAATAATGGTACTGTACCTGAAGATATTGTTTCAGGTGCCATCTGTTGTACTGCGCCTACAGGATTACCATTAGTTGGTATAATCTGTTTAGGCTTCATATTCTGTAATGCACTAAAATCAACTACATTAGGATCTGCTAACTTAGGACTATAGTTAGTTAAATAAGTATTTTCTACAAAACCTCTTAATACTGCTGTATTTGCTAACGTAGATGATCTAGCAAAGTCTGCCATTGATAAACCATAGAACTCAAATGGTATATCAATAGGTACAATAGAAGCTAATGGTATGTGATCAACGTCTTCTTCATGTAATATATGCGTACCTACAGAAATAATATACTTTAATTCTGCAATACCGTCACCATCTCTGTCTACATGTACCCAAGATTCTGTAACTGCAAGGTTTTTATTAGCTTCTAATGGCTCAGTATCGTACATATTACTACCTTGCCAGTATTCTTGGCCAGTAACTTCTTTTCTTGCAGCTATATCTTCTGAATATTTTGAAGATCCTACCCAATTATCACCATATAACTCATCCCAGTCTGTAATTTCTGCGCTAGCTTCAGGATAATACTTTCTTATTTCTGATCTTGTCATCTCTGTTTGTATACCAACAAAAGATGCGTCTTCAATTGTAGTAGCTTCTCTAGAAATTCTAAAATTTTCTGGTGGTATTAAGTCTATTTTTACACGAGATTTGTTTATTGTTCTTTTTATACGTACATTTATATAAGTTAGTTCTGCTTTTATCTCTTCTCCTTCTAAAGGATTAATTTCTTGAAAAGTATTTTCAAACTGTAACTCACCAACTACTTCAATACTGTCATCTGCAAGTAGCTCATCTAATTTTGATTGTGATATTTTATCAAATTCTTCAAACATATGGTCAAATTCTTCTACATATGTCCAACGACATACAGAATTTTTCCATAATAAAGAGGCTTTAATCCATTGCTGCATCAATTCCCAGCCATTATTCTTTTTAAACAAACAATAATTAACTAAATTAGATGCATCTTTGGCCGCAGCAAAGCTGCCCGGAGTTTCATCGTACGGTACAAAGCGTGCTAGTTTATTATTATTTAAAAATAAATCAGATATAATAGCAGTATATGCTTCAATTATTTCAGTTGTAGATGTATCAACTATTGTTGAAACACCTTGCGGCATTAAATGATACTCAGGTACTCCTGCATATTCATAAGTAGCTTTTAATCTTTCACGAGTTAAATCTGAAGAGTTTAAAAAATCACCCGTTGAATTCATTACACCTTCATCAATTAGATTAATAAGCTGCTCATCAGTTACTTTTTCATAGGAAGTCATTTACTACCTCCCTGATGCATAAGCACTTTCTTTTTTAACTCCTGTAAATCTGAAACTGCGTATGAACCAGGTTTAGGAAGAGTCCTAGGTTTTTTATCTTTCTTTCCTTTACCTGATAAATATTTAGGCTCATTACCATTTTGTATATATCTTTCAAACATATTCCGCTCCTGGGATTTTTAACATGTGCATTCTTTTTTGTTTGCTAGCTCTGCTAGTAACTCTTTATTTCTTTGTAGTAATTTATAATGTGCTTTTTGTAATTCTTTTAAATCCATTTTAACTAACCACAAAGCTTGTCTTGCAGATAACATTTCTCTTCTTAATGTTTCTTCAAAACTTTCTTCATGGTTTTTCCATCCTTGTCCATTGATAACCATATCATCCTCTTTTACTCATCCATGCTGAAGTACCCATGTATGCACCTACTATACCAGCACCTGATATATAAAATAGATTACTTACATCTGATAGGGCTTCTACTCTTTCTAATGGTACCCACGGTAAAAACATTGCTACTGTAAACACACCCATACCTATTAAAGTATATCTAGCCATTCTAAGTTGGCCCAACTGCTTACGCAGTGCAGCTTCTGTTTCTTTTATTTCTTTTAAATGCAATAGTTCTTCATCAGAAACTACACCGTCACCGTCTTCATCATACTCATTAAATCTTGAGTTTTTCTCTAAGTTTTTCTGTATTGCTTTCATTACCATTGTACTTTTCCGGGTTTGTAAATTGATCCGTACATTTTTGTTTAATAACTACAAATGGTAATTTATTATTTATTATATCAAATTTCATTTCTTCTATTCTTACTTCGCATTTTTCCATTTCTACGTATGGACCATTTAGATCTTTAAATGTACGGCAATCCATAAAATTATAAACTGAGCATACCATTATGAATGCTTCAAACATGTCCTCATCTCCTTATTATTTACATAGATCATCAAACTTTGTTGAATGTATCCTATGTCTGCTTTTATCAAGTAACTTATCTAATAATATTTTATTTCTGTTTCCTATTAACCATAGCATTTGTTGAAATAAAAATATCATCTGTGCCTCGCTACTTTCTTTGCAATTCGTTTTGGTTGTTTAGAGTGCTGCTTACCAGCTTTAGTATCTTTTCTTTTCTTCCTAGTTGTTGCAGCATACTCAGCGGCAGTTAAAGATTTTATAGCTGACGATGGCATATATCTTTCACCTGTAGCTTTTGGACCTACAGTAGAATTCTTACCACTCTTAGTTCGCCACTTTTCTTTACCCCACTTCTTTAGACTTTTTTGACCTTTAGTTAAAGCCATTATCTATAGCCCCCACCTTTAGCTTTATATTGTTTAGCTAACATTTGAGCTTTACGTGCAGACCATTGTCCCGGTCTACCACCTTTACCACCTGCTTTTATTCTCTGAAAGAGTTGCTTACGCATAGTTGGTTTAGTATAATTACCTGCTTTATTTACTGTACTTTTAGCCATATTACCATTTAACCTTATGTGACCAGTATCTGGCGCTTAACTTGCTTGGGTTTGCATCTTGCGCATTATGTCTAGCATAATATGATTTCTTACGCGCTTTATCTTTTTTACTTGTAGGATTTTTACCAGCACCACGTACGCCTTGCTGTCCAAATCTAATTGTTTTAATTTTATCACCCTGTTTAGCTACCACTACATGTGATTTAGTAGGATGCCCTGGAGTTCTTTTAGGTTTATTATAACCCGATACTCCGGCTCTTTTTAATCGCGGATCCCTTTCAGCCATTAGCTTTCTCCTATAAAATCTATTATTTGAGCTGAATTATTATCTTCAACTACTTCCCATTCTATAACTTCTTTCATTGCGCCTATATATTCTGATAGCCCCATCTCAGATAATAACTGTAATGGTGCGGCTAGCGTATCACATTTAAATATTAATATCTTACATGATTTAGTTATTGTAAGTTTAATACCTAATGCTTCAGCTAATGCAATCATAGCTATAGATTCTTCAGGTGATATTTCGTCAACTAAAGTTATAATTTTTGTGTTTACACACTTAGCTTTCATTGTATAAAGATATGATAAACTAACAAACCAATTATTAATAGCTTACCGTAATCTAAATCCCAGGCTGTGCCTTCACCAAAGTTTTTACTAAAATTCTTAAATTTTTCTTTCATATATACCTCCATAGGGTGGCGGATTTATCCCCTGCTTCCGCCGGAGCAGCGAGGACAATGGGAACTCTTAAAGCCATTGTGTCTCATCATCGTCAACATAATCAGATCGTTGAGACCATGGTACTTTATCTTTTGTTAATCTGTCGTAGTGAGTTCTTAAAACTTCTAAGGCAATAGCTGTAGCCATAATAGTATCATCATGACACCCAGGAGCAGCCTCAGTTCTTCCGGAGTCGGTACTAACATAATCTTTTAATTCCTGTATAATAGTTTTAGATGCTATCCATATATCATCACTTTCTACAGCATTTTTTAAATTACCTATAATATGTGGTTTTGTTACTTGTGTTGTTCTGAATCCCGGAGTAGCCCCTTCCTCTTTTGACAAAGAAGATATTTTAGTCTGCTTATATAAATTAATATAATTCATTTGCATTAATCTAGATAAGGTTGCAACACCCATAGAATTACTTTCAACAGCTAATAAAGCATTATTATAATATCTTCCTAAATAAAATAACAAATCACCAAACTTACTAGGGTCAATATGATTATCTCTATACAAACCAATTATTTTCCTATCAGTATTTAAAACAACTGCACAAGAATAATCTTGACCTACACCTAATGAAACATCAGCTGCTATTATATAGTTATCATCCCAAGATGGAAATTCCCATAATTCTATATTACCATCTAATGTATTTTCAAATGTGAATGAATTAAAGTCAAATGACAATTTCTTTTTAGGTGATTTAGGTAAAAGGTTTTGCACTTTTTCTAATGCAAATACAGATGAACCTGCAGTAATAAATGCTTCATCGGGAGTTGCCGGGTATTCCTGGCGGAACTTTAGTTCCCCACCTTCAGCAATCTTCAACCGACGCCAGTAGAGTTGTCCGTTGTTTAAGTTGTGTTGCTCTACCAGTAGCTCCTCTTCTGAGGAACGTTCGAAGTCTTCCGGTGGTTCACGATAGTATTCGGATGTCGTAAACCACGGAAGGAATATCGGTGTGTATTCATTTTCACCTTCTAATGCACCACGCCATAATCTATAGAACTCTCCAGATGCACCATTAGCAGTTGATTCAAGTATGACCTCAGTACCTGGAGCTTCAGATATACCCTGGAACAAACCAGCTAATATCTTTTCATCATGCTGCCAAAATGCAATCTCTGATAGATGCGCTATAGTTGGTGTAGTACCTCTACCCGCTTCAGGTGATCCTGCAGTATATAATCTATATGACGATACCGGTTTTTCACCAGAGCGATCTTTTTTAAAATGAGGTGATGAAATAACAATCTCTTTTGCGTTTGATCGTAATTCAGTCGGTTTATACAAAGAATCCATATTACGAATAATATTTCTACTCATTGTAAATAATGCATCAGATGTTGCACTGTCGTGAGCCATAACAACTGAACGAGCATGTGGTGTAAAATATGTTTTCCAAAACACTCTACCAGCACAGTAAGTTGATATTCCTTGCTGTCTGGCTTTCAATATAATAGCTCTAACTTTTCCGTTCGTTGTTAACTGTTCATCTAAAATTTTTGTAATTTTTTTCTGACAGTCGTTGAACGTAAAATTTACAAAGCCCCTCCTTGCATCTTTAGTAATAATCTTAATATTATCTTTTGCAAAGTCAGTAAAGTTATTTTTATATTTATTTAGTTTACTTCTTTTATGTTTTTCTTCGAGAAGTTTTACTAACTCTTTTTTATT